GAGACGTTTTGCAGTTTGGCGTACGTCACGGCACCGTTGTCGATCGTCAACGTGGTGCCGCTGGAGCCTACGGTGATGTCGCCCTTGTCGCCGTCGCTGAAACCTTGACCGGTGGCACCAGTGGCACCAGTAACTCCCACATTGCCTTGCGGGCCAGTGGCGCCGGGAATTGGGGCCACAATACCGTTCAGGCTAATGCCGAAAAAATCTGTTCCTTCCGTCGGCGCCTGTGCAAAAGTAATGTTGCTGCCGGATACGCTGTAGTCTACGTCGGGTTCTTGTACGACGCCGTTGAGTGAAATAATTAATGTGGCAGCAGTACCGGGAGACACCGTAGTTGCGCCGCTCGCCAATGCAAACGTCGTCGTGGAACCGTTAAACGTCAACGCGTTTAACTTTAACGCCGTACTTGCCGGACCTGTAGCGCCAGTCGCACCGCCCGGATCGCCGGTTGGGCCTTGCGGACCGGTAGCGCCAGCGGGGCCAGTCGCACCGGTCGGACCTTGTTCTCCGGGAAGATTTAATTGCTGGATGGTGTTTGCGTTGTTTTTGTAAAACAACTTACCGTCAGCATAATTGATTGCCAGTTCGCCGTGATCGAGCGTTTCTGGCGTTCTTCCCGGAATGTCTGATTTTTTAATTCGGATCAGGTTTGCCATGGCAAAAAAAAAATTCCCGGCAGAGGCTATTAAACCTACTGCCGGGAATCGTAATCGAAAACCGAAAACTTGTCTAGAGCAAAACAAGTCAAAATTATCGTCAGAAAGAACCTCCGTCGAGGGCGCAGTTCGCGATCGCCGTGCACACGGTGCTTTCGTACACAACCGTGCCGCCAGTGCCGAACGCTACGCTCGACGAGTCGGTACCCGTAAAGGTCAGCGTGTTGCTGGCCGTCAGCGTCTTTCCTTCAGCGATTGTCAACGTCGCGCCGGTAGCCGGCTCTGTGATCGCAACTTTATTTACGCTGGTGGCAGAAGCCGCGCCGAGAACCGGCGTAACAAGCGTCGGGCTGGTGGCGAACACCAACGAACCCAAACCTGTCTCGTCCGAAATCACTCCGGCAAGTTCAGCCGACGTTGTAGCGGCGAACGCGCTGAGTTTATCAGCGGTTAACGCTACTGTGCCTGTTGCCGCCGGAAGCGTGACCGTGTTCGAACCAGCCACATCCGGAACCACAACCGTCACAGCACCCGACGTGGCACCAGCCATGATCAGGTCTTTGCCGGCCGCCAACTTAACGTGCTCAGACGAGGTCCACGCGTCATCGGCGTCAACCCACTTGAACTCTTTGTCGGTAGCGCCCTTGAGCGTGATACCGCCGCCATCAGCCGTCACGTCGGTCGGAGTTGCGACTTTGCCCAGCACGATGTTCTTGTCTTCAACTTCGACAGTCTCGGCATTAACGGTCAACGTTGTACCGTTCACAGTAAGATTACCGTGAACGACAAGATCGTCCGGGTCTTCCGACGTGCCGATATTTACGTTACCCGTAAACGTCGCGCCGGTAAGTTGTGCATAACCAGACAGGTCGGGAGCAGCGTCCCAGCCCTCGCCGCCAATGGCGAGAATGCTGGTGGCGTTACCCGACTGATCTTCGCCAACACCGTAGTACAGAACTTTGTTGACTTCATTAAAAGCCAACTCCGCGTTTTTCAGCGACGACGGGGCGCCGCCAACGGCGCCTCCACCCGCTAAACGACGCTTGATACGAATTACATTTGCCATAGAAATACCTCATTTTCCGCTCTAGCGTCAAAATTCTCCGCCGTCAGTTATTTTATCAAGTCCAGCGCTTCGCCACAACTGTGTTTCTGGATCAAAAATTAAAGCGGCGAGCACGGATGGCGACCCAGTATCGACGCCGATGACGTCGTCAAGCGTCATCTCCGGAATTCCAGTCACAATTTCCTGCCAGTAATTCAAAATGTTCGGCACCGGGCCGGCTAACACAAATGTCTTGTTTAAATCGGTTCGAATAGCGAGGTCGCCAGTTTGGGCGGGCAGCGCCAACATTGCCGCCTCTGAGACTACGCTAAAAACTTCGGTAAAAGCCGAGTCGGGAATTTGTTCGATCGGTAATTTGCCCGTGGCGCCATCCAACGTCGCCACGCCGCCCGGCACGCCGCGTTCCGTATTGGGCACGGCATCGACAATTTCAATAATGTCGGCGATTGTGGTTTTTTTAGATTTACTCCGCTGCAGTTCAGAATCGACAATTGGTACAATATCTGTCGGCGCTAACTGCTCTTTGGCTTCTAATTCGGAGATTTTTTTGCGCATATAAGCCTCGGCAAAAAAGTACGGCGGTTACGCGCATTAAATTTTACAGACTCAACGATGACGAATAAACTCGTCATCGGCGTCGTCGTCATAATTTGCGCGGTGTTTTTTACGCGAATTATCTTTGGTTCCGTCCAACAAGTCGGCGGCTTTCAGCAACCACTTCGACAGTTTTCGCGCATTTTCAGCGCTTAACAGCGGCGCCTGCGCCCCTTGCACATCGACGACGATTCCCGCACCGATGCCGGAATCTAATTCCCATTCGCCCGCCTGAAAGATGACCGTGGGAGTTTCATCGGTTGGCCGCGCGGACCCTTCGACGAATTGCAGTACATCTGACGAATTTACAACAATATTAGCCACGAATATCGTCCTCAAACATTTCGAACATGTCGTCAATAATGACCGGCGTATTAATGCCGGCGGAAAAACTCACAAAACCTTCAAGGTAATAAGCCGTCGCTTCTTCCCGAGAAAATCCGTCTAAAAACAACGTGCTGAATATCCGCTGTTTACTGTACACAGCAACCGGATCATGGTGCGCAACGGTACCGAAACCGATCAACGCCGCGTCCATGTTTTCAAAAAACACGGCGTCTGGATTTAGGTCGCTCAGCGCGTTTTTGATGGTTTGACTATTCATCGTGATCAACGGCAGCCTCAAAGTCTGTGGAAATTTCCTCCAAGAACGCCACGGCCAGATCGCTTGCCCGCTGAAACGCCTCGCGCATTCCACGGCGAAAATCTGCTGAGCCGTTAGATGCGGCTTTTTCGGCCAGATCGGCAATTACAGATAGGCTCGCAATTGTTTTGTTTTTCAAGTGCCGGTACTGAAATGAATTGATCACAATGTCGTCGCCGAGCCGATTGATGCCCTGCCGTAATTTTGTGTCAATTGGCGGTTTTAATCCCAATTCGAGCAATATGTTGGTCGCCGCAAGTAACGTACTGTAGTCGTCAAAGTTTGCCGGCGTGTTGGGCACGTGTTTTTGCGCGAGTGTGTGCAGTAAAAAACACGCGCGGCGCAGAGCGGCATTTGCTGTTTTTTGCGAAGGGCAGACAATCAGCCGCCGTTCTAAATTTCTGGCTTCTTGCTGCGTCGTAAAAATACTGCGTTGTCGATCCGTCGACATCTCAGTTTCAATAGCACTGGCACTACTCACTGTGACCTCCGTGAAAAAACATGTTGTTGGCACAACGTGTAAATATCTTCGTGCAAACTTTCCGCCGATTTTTCTGCGCGCAAAAAATACATATCAAATAACTGGACATCGGGTAACAAAGCGCCGAGATTAACTGCGCGTTCGGTGTAGTGCTGCCGCAACGTTTTAAAGTGCTCAAGACACCGGCGCTCGTAACGATCTTGGTGCGGGCGTGCCGTGACGCGCGAGTAGGCTGTTTCAGGCTCGACGTCGAGCACTACGTAAATGTCCGGAACCTGACACGCCGTGGCGCGGAAGATGTCGAAAATTAACTGCTCGTCGACACCATTGACATCGGCCTGATATACCAGCGTCGACAGAAGCCAACGATCGCAAATAATCGTGATGTTTTCCGCCAGCCTTTGCCGTATGTAATCGGCCAGTTCGGCACGCGCGGCGGAAAACAACAGCATTTGCGCCGCAGCCGTAATTGGCGCATCGGTGTCGAGCAGAATGTGGCGGATAGCCTTGCCGATCTGTGTCGTTCCGGGGTCGGCGACTAATTCGGCTGGCTGATTCTGTTTTTGAAAGCGCTGAAACAGCATGCGCGCCTGCGTCGTTTTACCGGCGCCATCGACTCCGTCCAAACAAATAAACACGAGCCACTCCTTTGCGCGCCTATTTGCGATGACCTGAAATCGGCAACGATTTTGTGTCCAATACGTAATTGTTTTTTACGCCGGTCGTGCTGCCGCCGGTAATACCGACTGCGGCTCCGCGCATTTCGACAAACGCGTCGAGCGGTTTAAAAAACAAAAATTCATCGCCGTTTTTTACGCGCAACGACAGCCCGAGTGGATTGTGCCCGATACCGACAATTCCGATATCTGTGAGCCATTTCGTAGCGTATTGTGCAAATTCTTGCAAGAGTGCTTCCGCGGCAGGAACCGGATTTTGTTCAGCGAGATAGTCGGCGAGTATTTTTTCGATGAGCGTGTTATTTGCGTCCATTGCGCTTTTCCTTTTTGCCGGGATTCGTTTTTTTTGACTTTCCGCCAGACTCAGCGGCAACTTTGGCGCGGAGCGTCGCCGTGTTTTTCTCGACAAATTTGTCGATTTTGGCTGCTTTGCGCCGCTCTTTTATCTGCTGACTCAATTCGGTCAGCATATTTTTAGCAGCATGACAGTACATCCGCAACACGTAATAGCGGTTTGCCGCCTGAACGGCGAGCAGATCACCATCGATTTGACTAATGCTTTTTTTGAGCCGCGCAACCGCTGACAGCCCTACGCGATCGAAATAGGCGCGCATGGTTTTCAGATTGCATATGGCGTCCGCCACCACGACAATTTGCGCACTCAGCGGACTTTGGCTCACGCGACCGCGAAATTCTGCGTCACGTTTGGTTTCAATAAGCCGGAAATCGCGGCTGATCTCGGCGATCATGGCCGCAATTTGCACGTTGGTGGCTTCGGCAATTTGCTCAAAATTGCACGCGCTAACATTGAGCACATCATGCAGAATTGCGCAATGCACCGCGGCTCCGATATTGTCACGATCACTTTCGAGAAAGTAATCAGCGCGTAGGTCGGCGTACAATTTCGTGGCAATTTTTTCTGTCTGAGCAGCCACGCTCATGCCATGGTCGATAAACCGCTCGTCAAACTCGGTGGTTTTGTCGGCATAAAATCGTTTTGCAAACGCAGCCGTTTCAACAACCTGCAACTCGTTTATTTTTCGCATAGTGCCTCCGTGCACATGCCAACGCTCACACAAGTCGCAGGATCGTCTGCCAACCGAATTCAAATGCGCGCCTTCGCGCCGCGAAGTTGTGCGTAATGTTTTTGCTCATAGCGTTAATGTATTTCGGTTCTGCGATCAACGTTTGTAATGCGTCCGTGTAATGTTCGTAATTGGGAGCGGCGTGGGGTACGCCATTTTCGTCATAATCTACCTTAGTCCTGACAAGTACGCCATTCATTTTTGGACTGACAACGTCGGTTTGCGGCGCCACACCGAGTGTTAAAACGGGAGTACCGCAGTTGATAGACAGGGCGTTCGTATAGCCGTAGTTGTCGCATTCGGCGGGGAAAACGGTCAAATCATGCGCGGTGAACAGCGCCGGCCGGGCGTTGACGTCAATATTTCGGCGCAGCACAACGCGGCCGTTCGTTTTGCGCGACAACGTCTGAAAAAATTTCGCGATCGAGGGGGCGAACTGGCTCGAATTAATGACAACAGTTAGATGCGCTTCCGGCATACGCGTCAAAATACGCTGCAAATGCGTCAGCAAATCTGGCTGCGTGCAGCGCGCATTGCGATCAAACCACGGCAGCAGCAGTTTAATTTTTTGTGCATTGGCTTCCGTGTCTTTTTTTACCGCAGGAAGTCCGGCGTCATATGGAATAAACGTTGTGTGTTTGAACTTGTATATCGTCTGAAACAAGTCACGGCATTCGGCCGACAAAGCAATTAAATGATCCGCTTGCCGAATGGTTTTTTTAAACGGCGGCACGATGTCCTGCCACATGGGCGCCAGCACCGTGACAATACCGCAACGTTTGGCGTAGTTAATCTGCTCAATTTTTGGAATGTGCGTCCAAACAATCGCTGAGTGTTTTTTCGCCCAGTCGGTGTAGCGAATTTTTTTCTTGTGCCGCACAACGTTATCGTACGCAACGCGCAATTTGGCCGGCGCTTGGTCCGAATAGATAGAAAAATCGGCGCCTTGCTCGCCGACATAATCCGCCAATCGTAGCGCAAGATACGCCTGATCGCAGCGGGCGTAATGCGTGTAAATGCCGACATTCATAATTTACATCGGTGCCGGTTGACCGTACTGCTGGGCCATAACCATCGCGCCGCCCTGCGACCGCGCCTGCTGGCGAATATCGTCAATAATGCTTGTTACCAGTGCGTGCATTGTTGCGTCAGCGCGCTTCAGTTTGAGCAATTCTGCGTCTTTGAGCGCATCCGGCATTGACAACAATTGATTGGCGATCAGTTGCGCCTGCATTTGCAGTTCTTCAGGCGTGCGCGGCACATTTGGCGAATTCTGCCGCTGCATTAAAAACTGATCTACGGCACTGGGCGCCTGTCCGGGCATCGGTGGTGCGCCACCGGGTGCGCCGCCCGGGGCTGGTTGCGGCGGAGCACCGCCGGCTGGCGGCGGCATGCCCGTAGCGCCGGCGCCGGGATTGCCGGCCCCTTGCATCATTTCGGCCGACTGTGCGAGGTCCTGCATTTGCTGCGCCTGCGCCATCTCTTCTTGCATACGCTGCTGTTCTTCTGCGTACACTTTTTCCTCTTGCAGCATTTGCTGCACTTCTTCTTGATAGTCGATGCCGACGCTCTTGAGTCCTGTCGTCTTGCTGATTTGCTGCCCCTGCATGAGTTGCAGTTTCGCCATCTGCCGATTCAAGTCGTCAGCATGGGTGACGCGCGTCAGACGGACACCCATCGGCTCCCACGACATCATGTTGGACACGCCGTCAACAAGATTTCCCAAAAATGAATTCAGATTGTGCGGTAAGTGCCCCCAATTTGCTTCGAATAAACGCAGCGCGGCGGGCGCAGATTGAAACGACAACGTACCGTTAAATAACTCGACGGGCATGCCGATACATTTCAGCAACGTGTCGAGCGCTTGGTCCATCAAATCTCTCGGAGCCAACGTAGTCGCGTCGCCGCCGAGGGATTGGTAATTTACTGGAAATGGCAGCACATTCCAACGCGCGGGATCAGTACGTCGAGCGCGCAACATCGACTGCACGCGCGATGAAAAACTAGAGAGATTGATCGTGTGCACCGGATCAGACGATTGTTGATCGCCGCCGCGGGGGGCCGGCGTGATCACGCGAAATGGAATAATGTAGTCGAGCGCGATCGCCTCGTTGTAGCGATGCAAAATCTGCACGTACCACGCCTGTCGAAAATTCGTCAAAACGCGAGAAATGCCCCAGCCGCGATTGCGCATGCCGGCCAACGGGTCTTCTTTTAGGTGGTACACGACACCCTTATCAAACATTAAATTCTGTTCGTTTTTGATCGCCTGTATTACCTCCCAACTGGCGCGCTCTAAATGATGCAAATGGCCGGCTTTGATCAACGCACGATAGTCAGCGGGTATTTTCCACACATAAGAACACTCGCCGGTATACGGGTCCCACAAAATATCAATTTCATGGGGACTCCAGCGTTTGACGTGCACATTGTCGGCATCACCGGAGCGCCGATCGATATGCCGCCACGGTCCGCGATTTTTACACTTAGGGCAAGTGGCGTGAAATTCAAAATTTTGCCACGCGAACGCGCATTGGTCCGAGTTGTGCACTTTGTCCAGCGGCATTTCCAAATGACATTTTTTGCACGAAAGATAGCGCCGGAACGGTACCAACAAACTCGTAAACGAGTTACCGTACGTCATGTAATCCATGGCGATGGTGTGCAGCACATTTTTGATGCCGAGCGTGTCTTCCAGAAACGAACGAAATTTTTCTTTTTCTTCTGTGCCTGTTCGTTTGTCGTCAATGTCGTAAACTTCGATATCGGTAATAAAGTACGACACAACGCGGTCAATCGCCTGCCGGTAGGGCCCGTTGGCGTTCATAATGTATTCACACCACCGCAGGGCAGTTTGAATACTTTCCGGCATCGACAGACTGGCGATGTCGCAGAATGGGTCTGGAAAACGCTCGTCAGATTGGACGCCGCGGCCGAGCGAGTTATAGCCCGTAGATGCGGTAGGTGTTAATGACACGACGGCCTCACGTATTCTTTACGTTTTTTTCAACTACGGCCGCTGCCTGTTTGCGAAAATCAGCATCCAATTCTTGAATGGTAATTTGCGGATTTTTTGTCGGCAATTTGGCGTCAGATTCCGGCGGCGTGTGTTCCGGTGTGATAATGCCGCGTTTTTCCATGTCACGCTCCACTTGCAAAAACAGCCCGCTCTACTGCCAGTATACAGTATTCACGATCGTCATAAACATACTGAAAACCCGTTGTTTGTACAAGATACAGCCGAGAATCGTCATGAATTTGCACAGCCCACGGTCGTCCATAAGGGTCGTTGGCGGGCGGAAACCAACGGGCGGCATTCTGCTCAAAACGCAAATCGTAAATTAAAACCATGAACCCGGTTTCTTCGAGGTCATCTTCGTTTTCGGCGTTTGTGATAACAATAATGTCGTGAAAAAACGCCGGCACCGTACCGATGCCTTCTTTTTCAAAGTAAACGAGTTTTTGCGGCGCCGCGACCTTGTCGTCAATCGGCGGCAGTGGAGCGGGTTGCGACGATGTTGGTTTCTTTTTCATGCCAAAAGCGCTCAGCGGACTATAACCCCGATCAATTTTTTCTAACGGCGGACGGCGTGAGTTTTCCTGCGAAAATCCTCGCGACTCGATCTCTTTTTGCGACGGCACGGGTGGCGGAATCGCCGGCGCGGACGCAACTTTCGCGCGGCGGACACCAGAGTTTCCCATTTTCGCCAATTCTTCAAACGTCACTGCCGCCCGCTCGCGAATAGCATGAATATCGTTACCGGCAACTTTCTGCCGCGCAGCGGTAATTGCGGCCGTGACGTGCTCTTTTGTAATCTGGCCCATATTGCATTTCAAACCATTTGGATTGTCGGGCTCAATGTTGATCTCTACTTTCGAAAGGTCGTGAGGATTGAAGTTCAGCGGTGCGCCTCCCGGACCGGCTTTACCGATAATGACACCGCGCAGTCCATGACCGCTTGGACGCATTAACTCCGACATGCTGCGCCCGTTGGACAATTTTTCAGCGGCTGGATCGAGATACATGAATACACCTGATATCTAAAAAAAACACGGCGCGGTACTAAATGTCAGCATTTGGACAGACACTGTATACCGCTTTTTTGGGAATTTGGAAATACAGGCGTCCCAGAGGCACCCCGCCGCCGACGATGCTTGCGACATCATCGGCAGCGGGGATTACCTCTGCGAACACGTTGCCGGACAGCAACTGCGCTACCACCAACGCATGATCTGCGTCCGCCGGAAAAGTCGGTAGAACGCTGGGTTGGTCGTCAAAATTTAACAACCACTCCAGCACCGGCTCATCTGGCTTTAGTAGGTAGCGCATGTCAGTCCGACAAAATTAGGCCGGCAGCGCCGAGACTTGCGGCGTGCTCGCTGTCCGCAGCGGCATGCCGGAAAATCCCTCGGGCAACTCTGACGACAAATAAGCGTCAAAGAGTTGCACGCGCGACAACCGCATCAGCCGCACATGCGACGTCATGTTGCGCGCTGCGGCCAGCAACTCATTCCGCGTCGCAACCGTCCGCCACCTGAACGGCAGCATCGTCCGCATCAACGTCGCGACAGCGTTTTCGTCGACGTTTAATGCGTCGTCTACGCGCATACGCACGCGCAGCGGCAGATGCGGCGACACAAATGCCGCGTACGCGTCTTCGTCGGCGACGTGCGGCGCGATTTGCTCGCCGAGCAGTCCGCGAAACTCGGCGACGAGAGCGTCGACAGTTCCCTGATCGACGCGCTCAAAATCCGCGCAAGACAATCCTGCGCGCGCGAAGACTTTTTCCGCCGGATTGTCGGCTGTCATTTCCACACCCGCTGTTTCAGTCAATGGATTTACAATCTCCATACCGAGCAACGCGGTGTAGTCTTCGGCGACAATATCCCCGCCGGATTCGGCGGTGCGGCGCAAAGCCGGAAATTGCAGCCGATCAATTTCCGGCGTTAAACCGCGGGCGATGTCGCGCCCGCAGTTTACGAGCGCCGCCAGCAGGTCGTTCGCGCGCCGCGCCAGCACGGCATTATTCGCCGGCAACACCCGCTTGCCGCCTCGGGGGCGCATGACGAGATTAAAATCGTAATCGAAAATTCTCTCGTAATGCATATTGCCGTTGCGCAAACGGCTGACGGCGCCGGTTAGCGCCAGCACGTCGTCGCGACACTCAAGTGTCAGCAAGACGGGGCGCACGCCTCGGGCGGCGAGACCCTGCGTGGCGCGAATCGGCCGCTCGAACGTCTGTCCGACGCCCGGCAACCACATGGCGGCACCAACGCCGTCAAGATATTGCGCCACGGAATTAAACCGCGACAGCAATTTTCGCTGCTGCCGAATAACTGCCGCTGCGCGGCTGGACATACGCGGCCTCCGCGTATTCGTATTGTTGTTTTGTGTTGTAGGGATTTGCATCGAAACTCTCTCAGAGTGCGCGTACAACATTCTTACGACTTACATTATTGTCGTAATACCTATTCTCTTTCTCGGCGTCCCATTCTTGCGGAGTAACCACAAGCGGGCCGCGCGTAAAAAAGCGCAACTCGATTTTATCGGGCGCAATTTTCCGTTGTCGTTTCACCGCGTATCCCCGAAACATGACCACTCGCATGCCTTTTCTCCTACGTTGAACGTCACGCAATACAAAAAGCGTGACACAGTAATATGCCGGGCTATTGCCAAAAATTTAGTCTTCCGGATCGGGAAGTGCGCTGCTAAAAATGTCCAAAGTGTCGTCATTGTCGTCAGAGAAAAACTCATCCTCGGCGACGGCGGCCTGCGACGGTTGAACATTAATTGTCGGCGGCGCTTCTAGGTGTACCGGATCGAGACCGAGATAACCGCTCGTGTCCTCTTCAAGATCGACTGGTTGCTGCGCGAACAACGGCTGTGAACCCCACGGCGTAATTAAGTGCCGAAACGGCGGCTTCGATATTCCCAATTTTGTACCGGCAAAACACGCCACCGATACGTCATGGTCAACGAGTTCGCGCAGATAATCGGCGAGGGCTTCAGGTGTGTCAAAACTCCGCGTCTCTAATGCTCCGGTTGATGTCAACACGGCGGCGTAGTATTTGATGTCAGGCAGTGTCGGCGGAAGGTTTTCGGTGCTCATAAGTCACGCTGCTCAATGGGGTCATAAAACTTGCCGGGCACAAAAATGCCATATTGTTTGCCCAAAAATTGTGCGGCAGAAATTTGCGAATTCATAGGTATGTTTACGGCAATCGGACAGCGAAACGGCCGTGAACGAAACAGCGCAACAAATTTATTGGCTAGAACACCAAACACGGTGACAGGCAACATTTCTTGGCGTTTCGACGTCGGGTCCGGAATCATCATGTCGTAAGAAAATGTACTTGCAAAAAATCCGTTTTTGGGATCAGAAAAAGCGATGCCATTTAAAAACGCGAAACACTCGTCTTTGCGCGCGATGTCAATTGCGTACAGCCGACGATCCCAGCGCACCGGCGTCGTTTTTTGACCGACGGCTTTTACGCCTAAACCCTCAAAAAAAAATTCTTCGGGTTGTGTCAGTTCAATACAGAATGGCTGCAATTGTTTAGACGCCGGAAACCGCGCTGCAAATTCGACGACGGGGTCACGATCAAAGTTTCCGTGCGTGACCAACAGCGCCGGCGTGAATAATGCCACTTCTGGTTGCCGATTGCGGAGCACATCGGCGCATGACAGCCGCGGCGTTGGGTCAGCATTGTGAATGTTTTCCGCGGTCTGGAAAACATCCGACAAGATGCGTTTAGGCTGGGGGTTGTCGGACATGGCCAATACCCGCCTGCGTTCGATGCAACAACAACAAAAGAATAAACGCCGCGTCCACGACGTTATCAATGCCTGTGAGTTTATACTTGGACTGGTCGAATGACGAGCCCAGCACGCGATTCGCCGCTGCAATCATATCGTCTTTGCTGGCTTTTCCGCTACCGGTCGCGTATTTTTTAATGGTCGCGATGCCGAATCCGTTCGAGATTAAACCGCCCTCTTCGGCCCACGTAGCGACAGTCACTTTCATGCCGCCGAGCACTTCTGAAGCCGTGGCGACGCGCGAAAGCACAGCGGGAATGCCGAATTTCTTATTGACGAAAAACTCTTTTGGCGGCGAATATTTGACGTCTTCGTAGCCAATGACGTCGGGATTGACGACGTTTAAAAAACTGCGCAGGCGCACAAATCGTGCCGCGCCGGATTCTAAACCCTGTGGCGACAAATCCCACTGAAACAACTGCAGTTTTTCTTTCAGCAAACCCTGATTGGGCACGTAGTCATAAATCGCCACGCCGCAATTGCTGCCCAAATCGAGTCCTAAGAACCGAATGACCCGTTTATCTTTCGCCTTAAGTTTGGGGGCAAAAGCCTCGGGGTCTTTATACATGCGATATTTCGGCATTCACTTACTCCTGAAAAAGTTCTGACACGCCGAAAAAATTCGCGCATAAAACGATTTTGATTTTTCATCTTGTCGCAATTGTTCGCGTAAATCGGCTAGTTGTTGCGCGTCTCGGTAGGCTTCGAGTTGTGTCAACAAAACAGACACGCGCGATGCTAACACGTCATTTTTGAACTTCAAGGTCTCAACCGTTTCCGCACAGGGAATTGGCGGGCCGACAGATTTCTGCGCAAACGCGGCGACGACCGCCGCAAATCGCGCCATGTCGCCGGCGGCGGGCGATTCTTCGCCGACAATCGAGACTTCGCGCACGGCCTGAAACCACGCTGCGCAAAAGACATAGCCCACGCTGGCGAATAAAAATTGCCGCACAACAAAAGGCAATGAAGCAAAATTGCGTCGAGCCAGCGCCTGCTCGAAACTGGCTACTGGATCAACGGCGTTGACGAAATCACGCTGAGCCTCCGCCAGCGACGTCGCAGCGGCGGCAATGGCGGCGTCCGAAATACCATGATCGGAACGCCACGCACGAATTTCATCGTCGTCAGAATCAAGATTTTCGATCGCGGCCCGCATGAGTGTGGGCGTGATATACGCGTAATCCCGCTCAGGATTATACATCGGCGCCGCGACGCCTTTGGGGCGAAAACCTATACCGCTCATAAAGCCTCCTGCTTAAATACTTTTAGCGCACTTCATGCACACTATATTTGGATGCTCAGGATCGAAGTAGGATTCGGAGTCGCAATTTCGACAGTAGCGCGCCACGTACGTTGTGCGGTGCACGCCGTATCGGCAATCAGTGTAGCCGACATGACAATTTGCACAAGGATGGCTGAAATTTTGCGGACACGGTTTATTGCGGCAACGTACGTCCAAGAGCAATTTGTTCTGCCGCAACATGCCGGAACTGACACTGACTTTATGAAACACCGGCTGTGAGCGACTTTCAGCCGCATCAATGTGCGCAAAAAACATCAAATTGTGAAAGTGTAGCCCCAGTCCCGAATATTGATGCGGGCCAGACGAATTGTTAGAAAACCCAATAACGCGCGCAATCGCGCGACAACTGTTGGCAGAGAAAAACTGCGTAAACAGCATCGGACAGGGAGTGCCGGCCAACACACGACACGACAACGTAAAACCAAAATCCTGCCGGCGGCGTGCGTGTTGAATGTTTTCGATGAGCACCGGCACGATTTCATCTTCGGTTTGTTGCGTCCACGGCAACACAGTTATGCCGACATTTAGTCGGTCCACATTACCGGCCATACGCCAAGAAAACTCTTTAATTACCCGATACGTCAATTGCGTACCGGCCAGTAGCCGTACAGAATCAAATATCGCCGATGACGAGCACGAAACCGGCAGGGTTTCCATGACCGTATCGGCGATACTGTGCAGCGTTGGCCCGCTGACAACGGCGTCCAGATAATTGTCGTGCAGTGCGGTGGTGAGTTTGTCTCGGCGTGTTTTTAGTTGTGTGTAATTAAAACCTTTGACAATCATGATTCTGCTGTTGTTTGACTGACCGCGAGTTCGCTGCCGGGTTCTGCCTGCAACGACGGCGTGGTTTCTTCGATCCGCTTGTCTTTATTTGCCTCTTCCCAAGCCTTGCGCGACTTTTCGCAGAGTTCTTTGGTTCGCGCGCCGATGTCCAGTACGCGATCCACCTCACTTTGAAGTGTGGCAATTACGGCGCCAAGTTCCGTGGACAACAGTCCGGCAATATCGCCGACTGTTTTGACATGCTTGAGCGCGACAGATATCGGTTCCGATGTCTTGCCGTTTTCCACCGTGCGAAAATTAATCGTGATATCGTCGATTTGCAATTCGGGCGGCAACTTGTCGGACACCAGTTTGCCGTTCAAGTGTTTGCCGATCATGCGCAGTTTGTCGTAAACCGCGTAGATTTCCGTCATCGCGCGGCCGGCGTCAAAAATGAACTGCGCCGGATTAATGCGCTGCTCAGACACGGGTGGCGTATTTGCTTCGATCACCGATTGAATGGCTTTCGACAATGCTGATGTATCGAGTTTAACCGGCACGCTTGCGGAGCCGCTGTTCGAAACCGGTACCGAAGGCGCGTCAATAATCGTTGTCTTTGTCATGGCTTATCTATCCTTTAACGAAAGCGCCAGACCAAACCAGTAGTCTAGATAATGCGCGCCAATATTGTCATCGCCGGCGTCGACTAAGTCAACAGGAAAACCCGTGACTAAATAGAGGTTTTCAACCGAAGAATGCAGCGTTCCGACACAGGCTACAGCCATTTCAAAAACTCGCGCGAAAGCGGCGTCAACTTCGAACGGCAACCGATATTTGAACAACGGAATGCGCAAATAGCGGTCCCGCAAATTGTCGGCCCACACCGGCGGCACGTCTATAACTAACGGCGCGTCGAGCACAAAAAACCGCGTCGGATCGCCGCGTTTGGGCAACACGACAGCCGGAGAAAACGGCTCGTCTGGCGGCCAGTTTGCCGCCGTTCGATCGAGGTCCAGTCGCAGAATTTTTGTGCGCATATCGAGTTATGTCGCGGTTTAATTCAAAATTTGAAACGTGTCGTGGGGTAAAAGGGCGAGCGTACGGCCGTTATCCCACCGTACGCTTAATTGGTGATACTCAACTGGCCCGGAACTGTTGACGGCGTAAATCGTACCCTCTAGCCCGGCCGGCATTTCGTCTTCGACCGGTTTCCACTGCGAATCGGGATTCACCATCGGAGATACGAGCCGAACACGCTTACCGACCATGGACTGTTCTAACTTTGTCATTGTAGGATTTTTTCCTTGTAACTGAAGATTCAACGCCTTCTTCGTTTGCGTTGATCCAGACATTGTCACGAAAATGTTGTAACGACAAACTCTGTTGTCGACATAATTCGCCGAATAAAACATCGCCTTGTTTTTGCTGTAAATCAGGTGGCGGCCAGCCAAACTGCTGCAGTATGTCTGTTTTTGCAACCCACCAGCCGCCAGTTGCGTATGCCACATACGAACTGAACGGCTTCTGCGCATACCACGTTTGCGCGGCAATCCAATCGGCGTGTTCTTTAGGAAAACGCGCTGTGTATCGCGAACCGATGACGTCACAACCGGAGATTTGCCGTTGAAGACGCGCAAACCATGTTTTGACATCGGTGCCGGGTTCAATACACGAGTCGTCATCGAACCACATCACAATATCGGCTGAAATTTTACGCGACTGAAATAATCGACGCATCATCGGATACTTGTAAATGTTTTCCTGACAATCGACGATGACGGCGTCAGGAAAATACTGGAGACTTCGATGCCGTACAAAATAACGGATGGCGTCACTAGATGCGTTTAAACCAAAACGAAAGTCAATGTCGGGATGCGTTTGTGCAAACTGACACATTTCATCGTTTAACACACGGCGCGCAAGCCGATAACAATAGTCGTCAGCGCCGTAAAACAAAACGCACACACAGGCAGCGGCTCCATCCGCCATACAGTCTCCATAAATCTACCTTCAACCGGGTGACGTTTCTCTCAACGTCGCGACAGCCGCGGGCACAGGCTCTGCGCGAGAGCGCGACAGCAACGTAAACGCCGCCACGACATCTCGCGGATCAACCATTTGATCGTTATTGATTTGTGTCACCAGACGATCGATCAAGGACATAAATTCCGCTCGATTTTTGTGCGAGTTAAATATGTAGCGCACAGAGAATTTGGTAATAGCGCGGCCGGCATATTCGTCCGCTACGTGTTCTTTTTCCCACGCGTCTTTCAAATGCTGCCGCGTATACAACGAATGAATGCGACCCAAATTGTCGTAAACAACCAGAATCAGCGCTTCGCTTGGCTTGTCGGATAACCCGAACACGTGCGGTACTTTTACCGACGGAACGAACGGCAGATTTTTGTAAGTCTTTTTGTCTGCCGAAATACGGAACAACTGCACAGGAAACGTGCACGGCCGATTATTGCGCCGAACGAAAAACTCAGCCTCTAGAACATTAACTCCGGGCTCGATGACAATGGGGATGTTTTTAATCGAGATCATGTGCCGCCTATCGTGTAAAGTTACGTGACCGCCTTGTCGGCTGTGTGTTTTCGTCCGCTTCGGAATCCGCTGCATCTTCTGCGGCGTTCTCCTGTGCCGACAATTGTTCGCGCACACGTGTGCACATGACATTGTGATCCGCTACAAGATCAGACATACGCGTAAAATTTTCGGCGATTTCTGCCAGCAAATTACGCATATTCAGATCAATTTTTTCCGGCGGCGTATTGGCCACAACGTCGTAAAAGTTTTCAGAATCTTCCGCCAACCACAATTTTTCCGAACGCGTAATAAAACGCCGCTGATTTTGCAACAAATCCTGCATCTGCTGTTTCAGGCCCTTCGGTGCGCTGTGGTGCCGGCCGGCTCCGGGGCGCAAATTGCCGCGAATTTCCTGCAACTCAGACGCCAGATTTCGGGCCGTGTACGCCTCTTCGGCGCATTTCTCAGCCAGAATAGCGCGCTGGTCGTCATCGGGCACCTGCGCCAACATCTGGGCGTGCGAGATGGTCATACGCCAACGTGGACGATCGGGACAACGCAACGACAAAAGTTCATTGACATCAGCCATGCTGGGATACTTTTCGTAAAAATTGACAGCATTACGCAACTGATCGGCGGAATAGATCGGCGCGAAAATCGCTACGATCAAACTGGCGCCGTCGATCTGGCCGGCCTGCTGTTCCTCTGTTAAGTACTCTTCTGGATTCACACGTACGTCGTAAATAATTTTGCCGATGCGCCAAAACGACGTCAAACCGGCAACTTGTACGTCGCCAAATATCTGGTCAATTTCATCGATGACGTCGCGCAGGCGTGGCGTAAAATTCTCAATCTGATCATTTGGAATCAGATTCGACTCCAAAACTGTATCTTGGCTTATTGCTGTTGACTCGGCTTTTTTCCGTGCCACAAAAACCTCGCTTTCTATTTCTCGTCTAAAAACAACATCTCAAAAGCAGCGTTCTGCATAACATCTTTAACGCTCGCATACTGCGTGCGAGAAATTTTCAACAACGCGCAAAACAAATCGTACATAGTGCGCGCCGACGCCGATTGTTTCGAATAGATATCAACTGCGGATTGCGACTGCAAGTCCGCGCCAGAAAATGCCGCTGTTCGACATACGTTTTTTGCCACGTCGAGCGGAATTTTGAATCGTGTCAAATACGCGAGCCAGTGTTCGAAAGCCGCGTCGAATGCATTTTTGGATTCCGCAAAATTCAACGACATCGACTGCAGCCGCGACACGCCGCGCGCCAATTGCTCAGACGACACGGTATCGCGGGCGGCTTTTTGAATCAACTCCACCGTACGGCCCAACAGATCGGCGCCGACGTGCCGTAATGTACTGCTTTTTTTACGTGTGGGCACGGCGGCGCCAAATTTCGTCAATACCGCTTGCGCGGCCCGAATGGCCAGACCAGCGTCTTCACGATTTGAAAAAAACCAACCCGCCGCAAACGTATGTTTCGCGTCAAAGTACAAATCGTTGCGTTTGGTGCCATTGTGCACGAAGTACAAGCGCAATTCGCGACCACTTATTTCCGCGCGATAAAAAGCGCTGTCCGGCTGTTGCGTGCGCAATTCGTCGGTGATGAGATTAAAAAAGACAAAATTGTCAAGCATGCGATGTTCAATACCGAGAAAACCATCGATGGTTTTATCAGCGTGATTAACCAACAGCGTGCGCTCCTGCAATAACTCAAAACGTGCCCGCAGTGCCGTGTTGTAAATCGCAACGGCCGCCGCCAGATCGCCATTCGTGATGCTCTCGGCGTACCGATTTCGCGACTCGCCGCAGAGTTCGTTAAAAACGCTGCTCAATCCGCCGATTAACGCGCCGCACACGGCCGAAAAACCAATAGCGTTGAATCGATAGCCATTTTCTAGCACGCGGCCGTCGGCGCCCATGAGCAACTGCCGCTCATCCACGATGGGAATACATTCCGTATCGGCCACCCGCGCCGACAAAAACTGTTCGCACGCGTCGACCTGCGCACTGGAGAACGAGACTACGGCGACAGGTGCAAACACACTGCTCATAGTGCGTTGTAATGTCGGTCGGCCCATGACGGCTCTCAACAAAACGGATACCAGTTGTTCCAACCCGCAAAAAGACTTTCAGATGGCTCGATCGTCATCCGAAATTTTTCAAGCGTAAATTGTGCGCGCATACAAGGCTTGTCGCTATGTGCGGCATCTGGTTTCACCAAGTCAAGATTGTGCGCGCAAAACATTTTACGCACAATCGGAAACATAAAAATAAACGGCCGCTCACTGTCCATGTCGCTCGCCCACATGGCTTTCGATATGGCGCGGACCAGCAAATTCGACGTGGCGGCGCGCGTGTTGAACAAGTCGACTATTGACAATTGATACAAATAAAGCGACTCATTGTTGCGTTTGCCGACATACGTGATGCGTTTACCGCCGAGATGCGCTGGAAAATCAAACTGCCGCTGAAACCAGTTAAAACTCAACTCAGGATAACCGGTTTGATCCCGACATAACCGTACGAATTGTCCGAGCGGCGCGGCGATGCCGCACTCACGAAAAATGCGCCGCACACAGCGATCTTCAAATGACAATTGGCGCTGAAACTTGGTTTCAGCAGCGCCGCGGCCATTTTGGTCGAAAACGTTCTGAAAAAACTCGTCGCGCGGGTCCATCAATCCACCTGTCCGAGCGGATCAAAATCCTCGGGAATTACTGCCGCGCCAGCGGCGGCCATAAGTTCTGGCACATCAGTCATTTGCTGCTCGCGCAATTGATCCATGACCTGCTGACGATATCTCTTGGCTGGATCGCAAATCGTGTACTCGTTGACGCCGAGCAAGCCGTGTAACACGCCTAGTACGCGCTTGTTCTCTTCCAACGCGATGGACAGTTCGACCTCAGACACCGCCTCCTGTTTTGAAATACCGAGCGCGGACGAATAAACCAACGGCGTGTCGGCATTTTTCGTGCCGTGCTTGTATTCCAGATCGCAGACCTGTTTGACAAGGCCCGGAAGTTTAGGATCAACGCCGGGCGCCAGTTTTTTGTCTGACGACTGCAACTCTATTAACAACCGCGTGGTCGCCGTATGCCAATCCCAGTAATGATACTGTTGATTACGATAGGTTTCATTGCCGTCAGAGTCGGTCACCGCCACAATGTCGTTGTACCACATCAAATTAACGACAAGACGGCGACCGGGAGCGCCGAGATTGTTTTTGGTGGCAATGAGGCGTACCGGTTGACCCTCTGCGCGACCGGCGGCAATATTTTTACTCGACGCTTTTTGCATGTCAATAATTAGCGTCGGATAGTAGTCAAGCGAAGCGCCGCCGGGAGCATACTTTTTCGGCGGGCCGAAACCCATGCTGTTAATCTCTTCTTTGAGATGATTTGTAGCAATCAAAGCGATCGGATAGTGCCGCAGCGTGGGCACTAACGCAGTCCGCATGAAGTCCGACAAATTACGGGCCAGATACGGATGGCCTGCGGCTGCGTGTCCCTCGTCGGCCACTTTTTCGACACGCCGGTCAACCTCAACAGCAGAGATCGAGTCGATGCCGATGCATACTGGAATGACACGTTCCGGCGCGTTGGCGGCGTCGATTTGCGCGTGAATGGCTTTGCAAAATCCCATATATTTGCCCTGCCACTCTTCCACACTGGCGGCCGTCTCGACGCGCGTGCGGCCGACATACTGCGGATTGTGACCGAACATACCGCGCAACATCGTCTCGGAGCCTTTGTTCTCCGTGTCGATTAAAATAGCGCCGCCGCCGTAGACATGAAACCACCGCATAATTTCCAACAATAACGCGGATTTGCCGGCGCTGAATTCTCCCCGTAATTGCGTAAAACGTGACAGCGGAAAAATATTCGCCTGCAGCAAATACCGCGCCGCCAATGTTGGCAACGGCAAGCCGATCAGTGGATCGTGATCGGCAGCGTTGGCCTTTAAAACCTCAGTAATTACTGGATGCTCGCCGTTTACGCCGAGCGACCGAACGGCCTCGACGCCCGACATTTTCTTTTTTCGACCCATGGATGATGTCCTTGGTTAACCGCCTCAAGGCCGGGGCGTTTCGCGCGAGCCCACGGCCTCAAGGCGGCAAAACGGGAACATAAATTGTTCCCTCACAAACGATCAACCGCGCCGAGTTTTGGCGCGGGCAGCGGCGAGAATATCCGCACGGTTTGGCACCGCATCGCCGCGTGCTGCCCGTACAGGCGCAGGCGACTGCGCGGCCGGCGTTGACGTCATCGCAGCCGGAATTTCAGCCGCGTTAAACATGTCGGCGACGCTACTGGCAGCCTCGCTCGAAATGTCGCCTGCGGTGTTAAACGCCTCAGAGACGCCGGTCGAACGAACCGCACCAGCCGACGCAACCGGCCGCGACGATGCCGGCGGCGAAGCAGGCTCGTCGAAATCGTCGTCCGGCAGCATTGACGCCGTTACCGTACCGCGAGGAATGGTGCGCGCATACTCAGGAAATTCCTGCCACGCATACTCCAGCGCCTCACGCGGAAAAACTTTCGCCAACATCTCGGCCTGCTCTTCGTACGCGGGTACGTTGAGATACTCGTCCCACGACAGCGACTCGTTTGCAATTTCACGCGCATACGGATCAAGCGAAACTTCCTGACCCATAAACGTGTCATGAATAATCGCAAAGTGCGAATTATCCGTACGCGACTGCGGATAACCCACGACATACTGCGCGCTACGCTCGCCGCGGACAAACTTCGGACACTGGAACGTCGCAGGGCCGGAGACGCTGTGCCCAACGAGATTCTGTCCGCCACTCATGTAACTCAGCGGCAGGAACGTCACGATCGGCGCGCCGTTGTTGGCGAGCATGTCGGCAACGGCAAAACCGCCGTCTTCATTCTTGACGCTCAGCGCCGACAAGAACGATTGCGCCGCCGTCTTTTTGAGGCCAATGATACGAGCATTCCGGTCGCGGTCGTCGGTAAAGGCGCCCAGCGTAATTTCATTGCCGTCGTTAACGAACACCGAACTTGCCGAAATAAACAACGTCTCTTCCGGCTTCTTCAGCGAGCCGATGTGCGAATCACGCGTAAACGTGTTCGACAGCAGTTCGGAAAACAGACGGCCGATGCCCGGAGTCTCGCGATTGTTCCACGCTACTTTGCGCAGAACATGCAGCGGGCTATCGTACAAATTCAGATTGGGATTGCCGTCGTGCACAATAAAGCACACACCGGGATTTCCCACCCAGTGGGCGCAAGTCACCAGTCGGCACCAGTCGCCGTACGTTTCCGAGCCTTCGCGGAACGTGTCGACCAGTTGGCGCGAATCACGGTCGTCGGTGTCGTAGAGCGGCATCAGCCGAAGACACAGACCGTTTTTGATCGCCTCGCCCGCGGCGACCAAGACATTGTTGCGCTTGCCGTACGCGTAACGACTGGCTTTCGTCGTTCCGCCGGCTGAGATGTTGTGCGCTTTGCGAAATTCAGGACTTAAAGCGGCCAGATTTTGAGAATTATAACGTGGCATAAATCACCTGTTTAAAGTAGCAGTCGAACTCCAGTGTTCGACACGGATAGCCCGAGTCTAACACACGAAAACCAAAAGTCCAGCCCCACTATTCCCCGGAAAACCAGCCTAATCCGAGATTTTTTGCCGCCTCCGGCGAGAGGTCTTCGCCCCAGTGGACGAAGACTTCGCGAGATGCGCCAAAGTGGTAGGGCTCAGACACCTTGATCGGCGTACCGTCAAGTTTTCTCGGCCAGAACGGCACATCGTCAATCATGCATTTTGGAATGACCTCCTCATATACGCGCTGAGCGTGCTCGATCGGCACCATCAACACAATGGCGTCATGAATCTGCAACACAATTTTGTAATCGATATCTGCGTGCGCTTCGCGGTAGCAGTAGAAGTTTTTAAGCGCCAAAGAAACAGCGTCGGCGACACCGCCCTGAATAGGAAAATTCTGCGCCTGCCGTTCCTGCTCGCCGCGAACGGCGCGATCATCGCTGGCAACAAAACGTCGATAGCGGCCATACGGTCCGACGATCCAGCCGGGATTTTGCGACCGCGCGCGACATTCGGCAAGAAATTCTTTCGTGCGTGGATAGGTCGAAAAGTACGCGTCAATCATTTGCGCGCACTCGTCTGACGTCACTGTTACGCCCTCTTCTTTACACTGCCGAGCAATCGCTTCGGCGCCGCGACCATATGGAATACCGAAATTCACGTTTTTTGCGGCGACGCGCAAACCGGCTTTATCGATACTTTCCAGACCTTTTTTCGTCGGCGGAATACCGGTGATGTTAAACGTTTTCACCGCCTGTTGACTGTGGATATCGTAATGATCCGGATGGCTTGACGGCAGATTGTTGCGGCGCACATGTTCGATCATGGACTGATCCTGACTGAGCCACGCCAACACCGCCAGTTCAGCGCCCGTTAAGTCAGTTTCGATTCCGACATAACCGTCCGGCACACGCAAAATAGAACGCACCGGATGACGATACTGATCGCGACCGATGATGCGCTCGTAATCGTCTTCGCGCTTTTTGCTCAGGTTTTGGAGCGGGGGGCGGGACGACGAGGCGCGGCCGGTTTCCTTGGTCTGGAAAAAATGCGTGCGAACCTTGCCGTCGGCATGGACGCAGCCAACGATTCCCTTGTCGTATTCGTAGTTGCCGTTTTCGTCTTTTTCGACATCGCCGTCCTCCGTGAGACTGGGTTTTCGCAATACCGATTGCAACGCCTGACTAATAAACTTGTAGTCGCGAATTTTGGCTGCCGTGTTATTTCGATGACCTAAAATTCCCAGACTCTCTTTGTCTGTACTCGGCACGGCGGTATCCGCATTAACGCCGCGCCAACTCATATCCGCCCACAGCACCGGACGCTTGCCTGTTGTTTTGACTGGTCGTAAACCAAGCAGGCGCGCGTCCTCGGGAATTTCTGGCGCGTTTTTATAGCGGCCCAAAAACGACCGCCCGAACAACGCCACAGCCAATTGCGGCTGCGACTTGGGATTAAATGTCGGCCAATTGAGTTCTTCACGAATTTCTGCCAGCAGGTTTTCCTGCGTGGTCATAAATAAATTCGTTAGTTCGTCGGCACGATCGCGGTCGACCAGCAAGCCGGTCAACTCCATTTCCAAAAATGCTAGCGACGCGCCGTGCGCTGTCCAGTATGGCAACCAGCAATCGTTGCCGTGGGTGTCGCACGCCAAAAAGCCGTCAGCGCCATTTGTGCCGTAAAAATGCAGCATAATCCGCCGCGTCACATCGGCGTCATACGCGGCGTACGGATGCAGTATGTGCGCCGGACAGTTGCCGTAGCCGCCAAGATTGCTCGTTTTGAGTTTGTGCTGCGCGCAGTACTTTTTACGCCAGCGATCCAGTTTTTCCCAATAAACTGGCGCCGACGTAAAACGCATAGAGCACGCGTCCAAACCATATTTGGCAGTTTCGTTGACGGCGTGATACATCAGACTGGTGTCCCAGCCTCCGCGATGGCGCACCTGCGGATTTGGATCGGGCGCGTACTCTGGGCGTAAATCAAGACCGAAATCTATGAGCCACGGAAGGTCGGCACGCAGAAAGTGCCCGCCAACGCGTACATGCCGCGTCTCCGTACTCTTCAAAAGACGGCGCAATTCTTTTCGTGCCGCATCGAGGCCCGGCTTAAAAGCAACCGCGCCGCCCTGATACCGCAAAACAATCGTCCGCGCCCATTTGTTTTTGTTAGAAACCTGAATTGTTCGCAAATACGCGTCGGGTTCTGTCGGATGATCGCCGTGCCATTCGCAGTCAATGGCGATAATATTGGCGTTCGGATCGGGATCGGCGATCATTTCGTCGACCATTTCGCGCAACGCTTTGAGCGTGTAAATATCGGCGTGGTCGACAGATTCTACAGTCGGCATGTCGTCGTCAAGGAGCGACTTAAACCGCTGCATCTGCCCGCAAAAATCTTCAAATGCTTCTGGCTTTTTGACGATGTAACCGGGATGCATCACAGGCATTACCGACACCGTGCGTGGCTGGCCGTGCGCGTCGTACGTTTTGAGCGGGACAACACGCCCCACCAGATCAGATACGCTGCCGGATGTCCGCAAAACCGCCTTCGCCGCCTCCTGCCCGAGGCACAAAATGTAATCCGGCTGCACGAAACGAATTTCCTGCTCCAGCAAAATAGCGCAATTTTTAATCCACGCGGCCGGCACAACGGCGGTATCGGGCGTCGGCGTGAGAAATTTGCACGCGAACGTAATGTACCACTGCGCGTACGCGTCTTCCTGAAAACCGCATTCGTGAAGCGCCGCCAGAAATGGCTGCATGATGTTGGATTCAGATATGGCGCTACGGGCGCTCAGTTCAATCGGCCCGGGAATTTTGCTGACGACCATGACGCGGGCGGGCGAAGGCCCAAACACTTGCGCATCGGGCGGCAGCAGATAGTTCCCGATCAAGTGCCCCGGCAAAAAGTGCACAGACGCCGTGCCGTTTTTGGACAGCACAGGCAGAATAAAATCCGGCGAATACAACGCGTTGCGATACAACGCCTGTAAATTCTCGCCCGGCGGTGGCGGATTTTTCTTGCGCGAAGAACCCTGCGCCGCATCTCCGAGCAATTCCGCGTGAATTAAAAAGTCGGGGCCCGGAGCCGGCATACCGGGCGCGTCCAGCGGAATCATTGGAAATAATTCCGCGGTCAACTTTGCGCTGTCCGGATCACGCAATGCGCGCACGTGCCGGTGCGACAAAAACGTTGTACGGCTCATAATACGTCAGACCCGAAACGTGATAAGTCCACAACAACGCGCGCCGTCTCAGCCGCGGCAGTCAATAAATACCGCAATTCGTCCCGAGAATAATCGGCCGGATCGCGGGCATCTGGCAAATGGACTGGCACCAGTTGTAGTCCAGAACCGGCAAGTTGCAAGAGAATTTTTTCTGTTTCGTCAGCAGCGTCGGAATCGAGCATCACGAACACGGGTTTTCCAGCCCACGTTTGCACCAACATAGTCTGCTGCCACGACGACAACGTTTTGCCAAAGATTGCCACACCGAACGGATTCAGCCGCCACGCCGACGGTACGCCTTCGACAATGACGACAAATAATTGCGTCGCAGCGCGGTCGTAGTTATAGAGCGCCATACTTTTTTTGCCGGCGGTGTAGTATTTCATAGGCTGATTGCCCGCCGTTGGGCGCCGCCCTTGAAACATCACCAACTCTCGGTCGTGATAGACCGGCATATAAATACGCTCGCGCATGCTCGGGTGCTCGCGCGAAGGCTCTACACAAAAGCCGACGTCAAAAAACGTTTCCAATTCTCGCGGATCGAAATTTCGCGACTGCAGATATTGCACAGCCGCATGCTCCTCCGGCAATTCAGTTAATTGACAAATTTTGCCGGGGACGCTGACCGTTGTGCGCGCGGCATCCACAAAGCCCTCGCGAATCGGTAACTTGGTCGCGAGCGGGCGGCCGGGTCCAAAAATCAAATTTTCTAACTGCTGCGATCTTCCAGCAACCGCAAGGCAGTTATTTTTGTAACAGCACGCCAGATACGTGCCGGACCGACGACCAAACGCAGTATCATATTCGGCGCCATACAGATGATTGATCCAGAGTTTAAAATCGATATCGTTACAAAAGGGGCAGCATACTCGATAGTACTCGCCCCAGCACTGCGCATGACGTAAGCGCGTGCCGGGACGGGCGGGATTGGGAAACGTGTGCACAATGGCAGAAACACCCGGATTGGCAATCCGAACTTCCCGAAATTTGTGCTTTAAACGCTCGAACAGCGCGGGACTCAGTGGTTTCTCATCGACTGGCGACATAAGCGCCATAATCTCCTCACATATCGTCGCTGAACGTATCTCGAACAGGCAGCGGCGGTCGCACGCGCCGCTGCGCCGGTTGCATCAATGTGCTGTGCTGCACCGGCTCAATTTCATTGCGCCGTTGAATTCGTTTGGCGAACTCGTTGATCATGTACTGATCGTCAACCAACGGCACGTCGACAATATTGTCGTCAATGCGAATCAAACCAGTACGAGTATCCGGACGGCCGGCGCGAATTTTGGACCAATTTAGCGTCGACACTTTGGTTTCCGGATCGGGCGTATTTATACAGGCGCACGCGTGCAGATTTTCGGCAAATGCTTTAGAACCCATCGCGTCCAGATGTCCGACATACCGCCACGACGGAATATGCTTGATATCCGAACCGGCCAACTGATGCGCCAACATAACTGTCGAACTAAACGGTATTGCGACCATTGTTTTGAGTTCGTCCGGCAGCATCTGTAACGGCCGCCAAACCTGTTCCATGTTACGCGTACGGGCGTCACGCGCGAGAAACCGGTTTAACAGCGGCATTGAATAGTCCACTCCGACAAAACCAATGTCCATTTGCCGGCGTTCAGACAATTCGGTCAGTGACGCCACAATTTCATGCACACCGCCGCTGCCGCGGTTGCCCGTGTTTGAATTTGACGAAAAATCGAAAAAGACAAAGTGAGAATTAAACCACGACTGCACGGCCAACCACCGCTCGCGTTCGCCCATGATGATCTCGCCGTTTCTGTTCTCGGGCAACAAACGGTCGTAATCTTTAAGGTTGTCACGTGTGGAAAAATTGGCCCAAAACGTTTCTGGGTCTGCTGCGTTGAAAACACTTCGAGAAATGTGTGCCGCGGCTGACCAAAACAGATGATTCATCTTGGCCGCGCCGTCTTCGTAACAGATGTAGACAGAAAGACGGCGGCGGTCGGTCGCAGCATATTGCTGCGCCATTCGTACCGCTAATACAGACAACATTGTCGTCTTACCGCCGCTGTACGGCCCTATCAAACCGAGAATGTCGCCGCGGCGAAAACCGCCAATAAAATTGTCGACCCACGGCACGGTTGTCGGCTCAGGCAACGGTGGCAAAACAACATGGCCGCCGAACGCGGGCATTTCTGCCGCATTCGTTGTGTCAATACCGACCTGCTGCACGGCTTCGGCCTGCAACTTAAACCGCGCCAGCATATCTTTAAAATTTGCAGGCGCGGCATCGTTCGTCGAGACCGCGATGATTTGATGCAGTTGGCTCCGCACCAATCGCGCGTTTAAAAATCGCCGTAAAATGCCCTCGACAAACTGCCGTTCGGCGGCGTTTTGTTCCGCCGTTTCGTTGTTGTTAATCTCAAAAACGGCAGAAATGAATCCGTCATCATTGCTGCCAAACAGAAATTCTTTATGCGCCGGACTCAGCGGCTGCGCGCCGATTTCGTCCCACGACGACAATTCTGTCATGACCATATTTTGTGTCACAACATCGTAGCGCTCTATTAGTCGCGTATAGACGTTCAATAATACATGCAGCGGAAACTCTCGTTCACCATTGAAATGCGACGCCGTCAAACCGACGCGCAACGCCGACTGCAATAAACTGCGGTGTCGAATCAAGCCGCGTGCGAGTTCACAAATCTCGACAAACGAAACTGGAACTTCTGTTTCCGGCTGCGTTTGCCCCTCAAAATTAGCCACAATACGCACTCCATTTTTGTCGAATATTGATGACTTCCTGCAATAAATCGTTTGTACGCCACCACGCGACGTTTTCAACTATACCGTCGTCGATTACGCGGTCGTACATAGATTGCTTGGCCTCGTATTCGATCGCGGCTTCGAAGATGTAGCGGGACTCAACGCGATGACAATTTGCTAGCGCGCCGAAAGCGTGCCGAAAAAACGGACTTGCGTTCACGTATGCCGTATCGCACAACACGTAAAAGTAATGATCGTCCGGCGGCAACTGATAAACCGTCGTAGCCGAATAACGCGCCATAATCGAATTGTGCGCGACATGATACGCCTGCCGAATACTGAGCGGGCACGCGGATAAATAATCGCGGTATGCCGCGTGCGACGACGGACCGCGCAGCATTGCCGGCTGTACGCTAGTGAAACCCTTACGGGATTCACACAGCAGCGATGAAAACGACGGCGAGAAATGTGCGTGCACCCACAATCCGGGTACAACGTCATGTTTTAGAATTTCGTCGACAATGTCAGACCAAATAGACTTATGTCGTACGCCATCGGCACTCCGGCCGCCGTCCCAGCGTTTGTAGCGTGTGACGTGCGCGCGGGCGTCAAAATCGTATTGACGAAAATACGTCGACAAAAACTGATAACGCACGTAGGCCAATAACTGATCACGATCAAGGCGGCGATACCAGTCGTGCGAAAGTAATTCTTCACCCGCCAGTGCGCCAACTTCTTTGAGCCTCATTCCAGTTTTGCTCCCATCCAAGTAAACGATAACTGTCGCGGCGGCCGATGCTTTTGCGGTAGAACGTCGGATCGAACGTATCCATGCAATCCACGACTTCGCCGAATTCTTTTACCGTACCGTCTGGTGCCGTATAAATACGGCTCACACGGCCGGGGCCCTGAACGTCGACAATGTCGCTGTCGCGATCATCTGCGCGGACCAACACATTTAATTGCTCGAAATCGACGCCGGTTGACCACACATCGGTAGCAATTACGCGTTTTAATTCACCAGACTCGAAAGCGTCGCGCAGATCGTGACGCTGGATGCCGGTCAAGGGCGCGTAATCTTCGGGCAACAACTTCATCTTTTTGTATGCCGCGCAGTCGTACGGCGCCATATTGGCGTACACCAGCGTGAAATCCGGCAGCAGCGAACCGAGATGCACGGCATGCTCAATCGTCTCTACCAGAATTAAAATCTGCTGGTCTGGCGCGTAGTCCCGCACGGCTGCGGCGATCATGCCATTTCGCTCACGGTTTGTCCAGATGCCGTACCGCTTTTTCGCGACTCGGTGTTTGTACCGCTCAGCGGGATTGTGCACCAACCGCATCGGCAGCCACCGCACGCGTACGGGCACCACGAGCCCCAGTTCGACCGCTTGCGGATACGGCAGGTCAAACACCATCGGGCCGAACAAGGGCTCCAGAACAGCGTGCGCGTTGTCCATACGCGCGTACGGTGTGGCGCTCAGACCAAAGTTCCGAGAGTTCCTATACCGCGCAGCCAGCGCCGTCGAAAAATTGATCGTCGCTAACTGGTGCACTTCGTCCGCAAACAGAAAATCTGCCTCACCATCTGCGTGCGCCAAACTGCCGGCTGTGATCACAGTGACGCGCTCGCGTTGGCGATAGCCGTCGCCAATCATGCCAACTTTCGGAACGAACCGACGTAAACTGCGCACAATCCGCTCGGCGACGTCGACCGACTTTGTCACTACATCGATACGGGCGTCTGGAAATATCTGCGCCGCGGCACCGATCAGCGTAGTTTTTCCGAAGCCCGCGACGGCTTTAATGACGCCGCATGGCACACGAGCAATAATTTCAAGACACTCGCGCTGCCGGGGCCGAAATTGAAATGAGTCGGGAATGCGCGACCATTGCGGCACGTAACAATTGGGTCGCTTACGCGGCGGAGTTTGATCGACAATCGCCGCGCGGCACCCGAGTTTCTTCAGCCGGCGACTCATGCGGGCTAAGTAACCACCGAGCAACATAATATGCCCGTTTTCAACACGAAATAACTTGTACTCGGTCGTGTTGAAAAATACGCGCTGCCCGGTTACAGGATTACGGCGAGACTGTCCGTGCAATTGCTCGACATGGGAATACTTTAAATCGTGAGTCAACGCGCGAATCAACTCCGGATTTAACGCCGTATCGCCCTCTCCCGTCAATTTGATGACATTGCCGACTTTTTGAATGAGCACCGGATAATTTTGAAATCGCGGGTCATTCCCGTCCGGAGTCGTTGACCGGTTCGATTGAGATGATCTCGAAGGTGCCATATTTTTCTTGCGAATTGTTGAAGGGCGAAAAACCTTTGTATTTTCCTATAATTTCGACCAGCCGCGTGAAATCCGGCAATGGTATCGTTTCCGGTATCACGACGTACACAATAATCGTATCTCCGGGGCGAAACGCCTCGTGCAGTGCGTAATGACTCTTGGGTACGCCACCGGTTGGCGCGCTTACAATTCCGCGCCGCCAATCGGGGCGCGGCTCGCCGACAATCACCGGACACCAATCGATTTTTTTTACTTCGGTATGATGGCGATTGGCGAGTTTTGCCGCGTACCGCATGCAGGCCAACCACGCGGCCGGCATAAACATGACGCGATGGCCCGGATCGCGATCAAAGCAAAATATAGTCTGCCCGTGCCGTCGTTTTTTGGCGGCACCCAAACACACACGATTGAAACGCAGTGTAAGCGCAACTTCAAGCATCAGGAACTCTTTTTATTGTCGCGTTGCATATGGTCAACAAACGATTCGCGCTCGGCCGGTGTTTTAAAGTATACGCCGGGTAAAAACAAGCCGTCATGCGTGCCGACGCGCGAATCTAACGCCGCGAGCCAGTTATCGCAAAAGTAACGAACAAACGCTTGTGAAGCCCGCAGATCACCCCGCCATCCGCCACCGAAGTTACGCCAGATACGATATAAAAAGTTAGCCGGCAGCGACATATTTACGGTGTCGGGGCGCGCCGTTTTCCATGTCGACAAAACAGCGCCGCACCGTAAATCGCGCGTTTTGGTGATAATTTTTTTCGGATCGGACACCCGCTGCTGCGAACTTGGCGTGAGTCCAAGAAACAATTCCAACTTTCGAGGCGAGTCCGGTCGATAACGATTGACGTACCAGCGCGGATCGACAATTGTCGTAATCAATTGCGCCGCCATTTTTTCGCAAACGGTGGGAATAAAACTCAGCGCGCGATAGGCGGGGTGCAATCGCAAATAAGTGCGCGCAGACTCGTCAAAAACGAATCCGGCCCGTAAATTCTTCGCCAGTGCGGCGTACACAGGATAATCCTGCATCGACAGCGGATGCCAGCCGCCACTAGCCGACGACAAATTTGAACTGCGCATGCGCTGCAACACTAGCGCGGGATCGTTCAATTCGTCGATGTTGTTTAAAATGTTCGGCCCGGCAATATCGATATAGCGCACCTCGCCTTTGCTTTTGCGAAAATACAGGGCGCAAATCAACTCAGCATTTTGCGGCAAACCAAGTATTCGAAAACATAAACCCATGCCGGACACGACAGATGACAGCAAAAAACTGTCGACAATGCGCCCGGAGTCCGTCGGCTGGCCAATGCCGACAGAATACCAGACGTGTCCGTTTTTTGCCGTGTAGAGTTTAATTACACGTTCATCTGCGCGTGCTGACATTTCGTACCTCCGGAGGTTCCAGTGTAATCGATGACTCGAATAAGTGCGATAGTCCTGTCGCATGAGTCACCAACAAACACTGTAAACCCTTTGCGGTCGAAAGGTCTCTCAGTTTTTCCAAAACCGGAGCGAGTGCGCGAATACGCGGCGCATCAAGTGACGCAGTCGGTTCGTCCAGCGCGAGCAGTCCGATTTCTTCTGCGAACATTGCGTTGCAGGCGACTCGAAACGCAAGAGCCAAGACTGTTTTTTGTCCGACTGACAATCGCTGGGCAACTTGTTTTCTGCCATCGAAAAACTCCGCCAAAAAGGTCAAACTGCCATCCGTAGCGACACGCACCGAAAAATTCACAGCGAAGATTTGCAGGATGTCGTTTACCGCGGATTCCAAACGCTGAAGATTTCTTTGCGCGACCAGCCGCGGTGCGTTTTTCAACGCCTCGCGGGACTGGTTCGCAATTTCTATCCACTCACGAAGTTTAACGGCGCGCTGTTCGTCGGTGCGCGCCTGTGCTTGTTTGTCGGCCAGTTGTCGTGCGGTGAACTCCAATTCTGTAATTTGCCGCTCGGTTTCTTGCCGCGTAGCGAATTCGGACTTTAACTTTTCAAGCATTGTCCGCGCAAGAAATTCGTCCGCCTGTGTGACCGTAATTTGCGCAATGGTGTCGGCTAACGTTTCACGCTGCGCCCGAATTGCTTCGATTTGCCCGGCCAACGACGCGCGCTCTTCCCGTGCTTCCTGCGCCAGCGGCGTTAATTCCTGCCGTAATTTCTTGAAATCCTCATACTCATTGACCGCCTGTTGTAACGTTTCTTCGGCATCTTTTGGCGGCGCAATCGTCGTCAGATTTACAACTGAGGCTTCAATCTGCTGCAATTTTGTTTGCCGAGCCTGTTCCCGCCGCACCCACGCCGTATGTGCCTGTTGCGTCGACAGTATCTGTTGCTGGACTGTTTTTGCAGCGGCCAAATCAGCGCGCAATTTGGGTAATTGATTTCGCGTCTCCGCAAGATGCTCGTGTAGATTCTGTGTCGGCGTATGACACGTCGGACAGGCGACCACGCCGGCCTTATCGAACACGGCCAGCAGATTTTCCGCCCGCTCGACGTCGGCGCGTAAACCTAGCACAAGCGCCGCGGCATCTTCAAGTTCAGTTTCCACGACTGCGCGCGGTTCAATATCGGTCTCGCGTTGCGACGAGATTTCAGCCGAGTCTTTTTGCAAGGCCGCGCGTGCCGCCGCCACCTTTTTGTAACTGTCCCAATGCGCCAAAGCGCTGCGCGCATCAGCATACGCTGAATCCTGTCCATTGACGGCGCCATCCAGTGCGTCTAAATCTGCCGCATATCGTTTAACCGTCTCTTCTACGGTAGCGAGTTGGCGGTTATGCTCAATTTCTTTGCGATCTAACGCGGCGAGTGCGTTCGCGGCCTCTGACCGAGCCTCCCAATCGGCAAGCGTTTTTTGCTGCGTTTTCTGCGCCGTCAAAAACGTTTCAAAACTGGGCAACTCTGCAATCTGCTCGCGCAGTATTTCAATTTGTTGCAGCACGCCCAAGCGCTGCGTTTCAATCTGATCGGCCGTCTCGACAATTTCGGGGACTACCAATTTTGTCGTAAATTTTCCAATCGCATCCTGACACTTATCGGCTTTTACCGTATTGAACAGGCGTTGAAAAAACTTATCGGTGTCGGTCTGGTTGTCGTCAATAAACGAAAAAATATCCATCTGACCGACGATAATAAACCGCGAGATAAACTTGGCATCCACGCACAGAATTTTTTCGATGCCGGCTGTAACAGCCTTATCGCCGCGGGCGACTTCTTTATCGTCGAGTGTCAGCGTCGACGGTTCTTTGTCCGGCAATAAATGCCGTGTAACAACCGCGATGTGGCCGTTATGCTCGAACTCCAGTCGGGCAAAAGACGGCTCGCCTTCTTTGGCGTATTGCGAAATATTGTCGGCTTTGACGCCGTAATTCGGATTCTCGCCGGTCAGCAGCCATTTAATAGCGCCGAATAAACTGCTCTTACCGGAGCCGTTTTCACCGAGAATCGCAACAAGGCCGCGAGTAAATTCACAAATCTGATGCCGATGGTGCACCCAGTTCTGAACTTCCAGCCGCAACAGTTGCATGTTCGGATTCCTCCATATACCGCTGAAACAATACGTCAATCTCTTTTGCCGGCTCTTCCGCGTTGTACACAGCCGCGGCTACTTTATACGCGGCTGAATTGGCGCCCAGCAATGTCTCTAACGCAGAAAGCACGTCGTTTTTAGTCGTATCCACGGCTCGCGCCGTCTTAACTGATGAATTGCCGGCAATTGGGTCGCAGAATACATGTGCGGCATCAGCGACGGCCGTCGTCAACCGCAACCACGCGTCGGGCAGTTGTTTACTGAACTTGATCCGCACCAGCGGTTTTTGAATATGCGCCGGAATACCGGCAGACGTCGCGACTGCAGTGGCGTCCGTAATCGCGCGGACAAGATTGCCGGAGCACAACTCGTCGAGTTCTTCTTGCGTCTCGACCGTGTACTTTAAAAACGGCCGAGTTTTCAATTGTTGCGGCTGAAATACAAATTTGTTGTCGGCATCTCTGGCGACAACGAAGAAAAACTTTTCGGGTGTTTCGCCGATGTCCTGCATCGCCGTAGACCCCGGCGACAGCATCCGAATCGACTGACCTTGTGCGTTTACACCCTCGACCGTTTTGGTGATGTGAAAATCACCGGCGAGCACGGTGCGCACATGATGCACGTCGGTTAGTTCGCACTCGGTGCGCCCGACAGTGCCCATGAAATCTTTCCAGACTTGATGCGTCACCAGAATATCCGTGTCGGCCGGCACGGATTTGAACGCTTCTTGAATGTCGCCGCGCGGTAGCCAGTCAAGTCCGTACACTCGCGGGCCGGCGACGTCACCAAAAGGCAAACCGTATTCGTGTAGATGCACCGGCCACGGATGCACAGTTAGCCACGGCGCATTTCGGTCATACTCGTGATTGCCCTGAATGTAGTAAACGGGCACGCAGGCAGCCTGTAACCGCGTCAGCCCCTCGCACAATTTAGCGATCGGGCGTGCGAGGTTCTGTTTTTTTTCCAGAATGTCGCCGCCCATAATAAGCGGCAATTTATGTTCGATGCAGTACGCGACAATTTGATCGAAACTGTAATATGCGTCACCGTAAATTGCCGGCCGAGAAGACCACGCGCCGTCTTCGAGATGAAGATCGGCGCAGAACACAAACAGCGGTGTCATGTATTCACACCCAGATTAAAGAAACCAATTTCCAAACATGTCGTCAACATCTTCGTCGTCCTCGTCGTAGTCGTCCCAGTCAGTCGCGGCTTCGGCGACTGGCCAAACTTTTTGCGGAGCATTTGGAGCGTCGCCGTTTACGACGTGTGCGGTGAAATTAACGCCGCTAAAAAACTGCTGTAGCGTTGCGAACAACTTCGTTAAAGAACTATTCTGCGTCGGTTTTGCGTTTAATATCGCCGCCGCAGCCGGCTGTTCGTCTAACAACGTTTTCAATACAGCGATAGATGCCTGCCAATCCTCCGGCTGCCCACTGTACCAACCGTAATCCGACGTGTTTTTCGTGACATCGTTTTCTTTTTGCAACTTCAGCAATTTGAAGAACGACAGCGAAAAAAACTTTGCAAGCGCGATCCAAAACGGATCAGTGGGCGCCGATCGTCGCAGTTTATTTTTTGCAAACGGAAGTTCCGCTAAACGGCGCTCAAAATTTTGCTGTAATTCGTGCACGCCGCGCGCGACTTTTGTCGCACGCACAATGTCTTGAATTGCCAGACTGTCAGGATGAGAAACGGCAAATACCGTGGCTAATTGATCGCAATCGCGGCGCAATGCGCGCACGTAAACACGGACAAACCCCAGTTCGATTTCCGACATGTCTGACAGATTGAACATGGAAACCTCCGCCGCTGTATGTGCAGAACCATGCCACAATCTGTCATTTTAGTCTATTTCTCAGGAAAAGACACTTTAACGAACCGGCCGGGCATCGAAAACGGCGTTGTACCGCAAACTTCAAATTCAATCTCGGCAAAATTGCGCCGTATTTGTGCGTCGGCGAAAAGTGGCGCAACCCGCCACTCAATTTCAGGCCGCTCTGAAACTTTTAATATGCGTTGCGCGAATGTCGTGGCCAGCAACTCGGACACAAATGGTCCGTAAGGGATTATAACGCCCAAATTCTTTTTGTCCGCGTCAATTTCTCTTGTAATGACACAGTACATCAGCGCGCCTTTTCTTTTGACGACTGCATTGCACGAACGGCGTCATAGTCGCTGTAGCCTTGCTGTTTTAGAATGCCGAAAATAACCGCGTCCTCTTCGCTGTGGCCACGATTGCGCATGTCCTGATAATCACTCACGGGTGCCGGAACGCGCGACACCGGCTGCGCATCATCTGAACACGAGCCGATTGCGACGACTAAAATAAATACGACGCCGCCAACAAGCCACAATGCATTAGTAGCGTTGTTCGAGTCATTGCTATTTTTTGTGTTCGACATTGTTTTCTCCAGACTGTAAACGATCCAAGAGATTTCGCAAACATTTGATGTCTTCAGGACCTGCGGCAAGTCCGCGCTCACACACATACTCAATCGCGTCGCGCTCGGCCTGCGACAACCGAAGCCGCAAAATTTCATCTGATTGGCGCGCGATTAATGTCTTTAGCAGATCGTGGGAATCGTTGGCAGACTTCACATGCGGCTCGGAACCGGGCACCCACTCTATACAGCGCGCGTCATTTACGCGACGGCCAACTTCCGCATCCAAGTAGTTCGGCTCGGGAAACACATAGATACGGTGATCGTATTTGCCGCCGCGACTTTGCCGATGTTCCAGCGCGGCCGTAACAGCCTGCTGCCGTGTCGTAAAAACACCAATCGGAAACACGTTGTCAAACGTGCCATAACGAAACGCCAACACAATATACATGCGATCGCCAACGCACGAATTTTGAATATGCTCGGCCGCGTCGAGGGCTGCTTGCCCCAGCGCTGTTTTTGGTTCTTTTGCGCCAAGTAACGTCAGCCGCTTTATAAGCGCAACACTAGATTGCATTAAAGACCTCGCTAGAATTAAGAAACATCCGCTCGCGCCACCACGTTTTCAAATCGTGCCAACTGCTGCTGTAAATTTTCCAACTGTTGTTGCAGCATATCTCGATACACGTCGGATGACACGTTTGTCATCATCATCGTTAATCTCGCTGGAATTACGACTTTGTTATCGCACTCGTTGCAACACCTTCCCGTGTTTATGGGTTCAGCGTTGTTACCATCGGTCCAATTTCCGACCGGCTTGATTTCAGTAAAACAGATTGAACACAGCATCTTAGCCTCGTCAAATGTTAGATGTTTGTTATGTTTGTCGAAGTAGCAAATTACGCAACGTAGCGGCGCGCTCGGCGTGCTGATGCGCTTCCGCCTCCATTGCGGCAGTCTCCACCGCCTCCCGCTCCGCGTCGGTGAGCGGGGGGGCGAGAAACAGCGGAGCCAGTTTCACACCCGGCCGCGTGTTTATCCAGCGTCGGGCTTTTGCTTCGTCCCACCAGATGAACTCCGGGTCGGGCTCGCCGTCGAAGACACCGATCCATGCGATAGGCTTGCCGCGCATTTCAGTCGCTCCTGCCGTTAGCATGTCAGCCTCTTTTTGCCGCAGTCGCTCGATTTCGTCTGCGGCTTCAATCATTGTGCTCGACATTGCGGTACGTTTGTTGGTCGTCGCGTGTGAGTGGTCAAAATGATCCGCCCACTCGCGTAGTTTTGTTGTTATGTCCGACATGCGTTACTACCTTTTGCTATGTCGTTTTGGCTAATTAATGACTTACAGTCACGCATCATCGTCATCACCGCCGTCACCCTCTATGAAATTTGCCTTGTCATAACCGAGGCTTTCAAAACCAATTTGCTCCATCAACGTCTCGTCCGTGTACCACAACTCCGATCGGCCGCGCAGAGCCCGCGGCGGCCCCTCAACCCGCAGACAAATAGCAATGTCAACTTCACGGCCATCGGGCAGTTTGAATCCGTAAATTTCGCCGGACGCGCTAAACAGCGGCTCCAAAGCCGCGTCGATGTAGAACCCGCCTGTCACCTCAAACAAATAGTGCTTGAATTTTTTAACCATGTCCCACCACTTTATCTTTCTTTTGCTGTATCGTTTTGACTAATCAGCCACTCTGTTCCGCGAATCAACGTTTCGCAAGCAAATACGTAAATTAAAATTGCGGACAAAATACACCCCTACATACTAAGACGCGATACTTCAAAGCCAAAACCAAGTAACCGCAGATTAAAACCGTAACCCCAGTCATACGTGTAAAAATAGCATTCCGTCGTCAAATCAAATTCAAATCCGTAGCAGTGTAAATCGTCGGACGGATCAAACTCGGTGTCAGTTTCCGGCCGCTTAATTCCCACAAATACAAACGGGTGATAAAACTGCCACCGCGAGTAAGGTTGCATAGTTTGTTCTTTTTTAAGTTTGCCAGCCCGCACGAAAAGCAACGTCTAGCGCAACTATTTCGACAACGAGTCGGCTACGTCTTCAATTTGTTCGGCGATAAAAACTAACAGTAGCGCAGGCAGTGCAAATATCCGCGCAATAACTTTTAACACGGCAGAAAACACAACTGAGACGCGCATGCTTGCATCCTTGCTCAGTTACCGCCGTAATGTTTTCACAGACTGAAAAAACGCTTGCGGGCACACGCGTTTTTCTTTCCATTTTTTTGGCCGCCAACTGTTTTCCCACGCAACATCTGCCGCTACAGTGCCGGTTAACAGCACAGTGACATATTCAAAATCATCTGGCGTTTTGTTCGCCCAGTTCAATACATCCTTTAAATCAATTGGGGTAATATAGGCTTGCACAAGTTGAATTTTGTCGTCGGCTTCTTGCTCGAAAACAGGAACACCAAAATTCAAATGTCGCGTGCGGCGTACTTCGATGTTTTTGCCCACATCCGGCAAACTTGTGGCCGCGGCGTGATGTTTCGGGCTCCAATACGCGCCGTTCCATTTTTGATTTGTGTACAGACTCGTCGCCAACTCGCACAAGCACGACGCTATATTCGCTTCAATGTCGGTTTGCAACGCTTCTGGTTTGGCGTCGTAATCCGGCCGATTTTTAACTTTACCCGTATTGCGTTCTGTCCTCTGGCTGCCGGCATATGCTGCCCACTCAACTTGCCATGGATGCAGAATCACCGAAACCGGCAGCACCATTTGCGGTTTTGGCGGCAATGTCATTTGTTGAACCATAGTCTCTCCGTAACTCAATCGTCAGCCTCCGAATGCCCGACTAGGATTCGAACCTAGACAAAGAGAACCAAAATCTCTTGTGCTACCGTTACACCATCGGGCAATCCGCGCGTGCGTCCTTGCGTTTACGACTTCCGACATCCACTGAAAGGAGACGTCTTGGCGTTGTGCTGTCGGCTTCGCGGTTATGGCCCACTCACGACTAGGGCGCCGAACCGGCTGGAACAAAACCGGCTTACAAACCCCGGGGCGTCGGCGCGCCCACTGTATGCGATGCACAATCCGTCATGCTCAGAAACTTTCGTGCCAACTCAATCGTCGTCACGTTGTCAATTTCTGCGTTATGGGCGTCGCCGGAAATGTCGGGCAGATATTTCTGCCGCAACGTTGGCAACGAGTATGTGTTCGCAATAAAACCGGCCGCATGCATGAATCGTGCAATAACAGCGGTGTCAAACATGGGATACGTAAAAAAATCATCCCATAGTTCCGCCGGGCACAGGTACGCGCGCACAAATTGCACGTCGAAACCTACGTTGTGCCCGGCGGGAACAAGCCGTTTCTTTTGTGCGACATTAATTGCCGTCCGAACAAAGTCGACGAAAACGGCCCGCGCTTCGTCTAGCGCGGTTGCCGTTTTGTGGTGTTCAGCAAGATTGATGTGATTGACGTTTAATGCGCCGGAAGTCACCACGTATTCTTCGTGTTTTAATTCGAGGTACAGCGGTTTGGCTATGACCTCGAATTTTTCGTCAACAAGGATAAACGACGCCGTCAGCAGGCTGTATTTTGGCGACAGCCCGCCGGTTTCCGTATCCATGAATAAGTACATCAGGATTTCCAATCTTCTCCGGAATCGTATTCGCCAAAACTCGGATCATCGTCGTCATCGGACAAACCGATGTCTGATTCGTCCTCGTCGTCTTCCGACTCGTCAGCAAAAAACGACTCGTCAAAACTGACGAATTCGCCGCCGTCGTCGTTGAAAATAATACCGGGCATTCCGCCCATTTCTGCGGCAATTTTTTTACTGACGCGCTGCATCAAGTTGTAAATGTCGTCACCAACGCGCTCGCCAAAATGCATACCCAGCAACGCCCGCACGGTGAGGTAATCTTCGAACGAATACAGTTGCTCCGCAGATTCGTGGCCGGGCCTGTTCTCGTCGTCGATGTCTTCGTTGAAATCAAAAGTACTCACGAGTCCCTCCGTTGTTCGGCCGCAGGCAAAATCGACAACGAAACCAACGAATTTTCAAGCGGAAACACATACGCGCCAAATACCGTGAATAATCGCGGGGCATCGGCGCGCATCACAACTATTTCTCGTCCGTCGGCGTCTATTTGCGTTATGCGGCTAGTCAGGTACGGCTCTTTTGTACCAGAATAAATTTGCAATGCAACATAGTAATTTTTCGAATCTGCCGTGGTAACCTTGCACCGCAGCCCCGCTGCAGCAGACGCCGCAGAATTGGAAACTCCCGTGGTCACGCTGTCTTTAAAAACTCGCTCAATATCGGCGACGCGAGTACCCGAGACAATCAGCGCCGAAACGGGTGCTTTAAACTTGCCGAATCTTTCCGAGCAAATGAAATCGGACTGCTCTTTGCTGATCAGTCCGGCGCGCAGCAAACTCTGGCACAACACGCGCAAATTCAACATCAGCAGCGGCGACACGTCTTCGTAATCTTCCGGGTCCAACGAAATCGCCGTCGAAATAAAATCAGTTTTGGGCACAAACACCAGTTCGCCCGTTTCGAGCAACACGGTGAGCGTGTCGAGACCATTGTCGAAACAAAAACCCGGCATTTCGTGACTATAGCGAAAACCCGATAATTGCCCGACAAACTTAACGACCGCAATGTCGAACTGCGTCGCTACCTCGATTGAAAATGGCGCCGGCTGAAACACTCGGCGCACATGTGCCGGATGCAAAAGTTCAGGCGCATGCGCAGCAGACACAGGCGGGGCGACGGCTTCTGGTTCTGGCGCTGGCGGCTCGGGAAATTGGCTGGAGATCGTCGCCTCTACAATGTTGTCAAACAAGGCCGGTGTCGCTTCGTCGCCGTCGGCCCACGCCTCCAGAAACGACACCACAATAGCCCAAACAGTCTTGTCGGCAGTTTCCGGTGCCAAGCCGGCGTCAATAAACCGCTGCCGCAGTTCGACAAGTTCCGTCGGACTGGAAAGCGCAAACAACGCCGCCAGCCCCTTCTCTAATTTGTCAATAAAAGCACTCATGTGATTGTCCAACGTAGTTTTTGTAGGTGTCGAACAGGCGCGGCAATGCGCGGCCATAATCCTCGACAAGGGCACGCCGAATCAGGCGTTGTTTTCTTTCTTTGTTTTTGACACCGCGGCGAACTCGCGAATTCTCCGATCGCCGGATTTGCGCAATACGCCGGTGCCGTCCATCATGCGCCGGTCCATCGTCGCATGTAATTGCACGGCGACCAATTCTGGATCGGCCGTCAGCAAATTGTACGGATACATCGCCGCACGCATGAACATATCGGCGACGTCTGTCTCGATGTCCGTGCCACGGCGTTCCGCCCACGGCAGGCTGCCGTCTACGGCAATCCGCGTGTGATACACCACGCGGGCATTGCGGGGGTACTTGAATCGCGGCGGGCGGTTTTCGGTCGCCAGCACCAACTGCCGCAACTGCACGCGCCAGCCGGACACCTCGGGCAGAACGGCCAGCCGCCACATCGAACCGACGCAGCGCCAACGCCGCGATCGCCGCTGCCGTGAAAGATGCCGGCGATATTCATCCAGCAACCCCGATAATTCTTCGATAAAACCCTGCAGGCGCTCTGGCGGGTTGAACTTGATCAACTCAAAATCCGTCGCTGGCACATACTGCTCGACAATATGGGCCGTGACGTACAAGGGCTCAGAGTTCTTTCTGCACCACGAATTAATCGCGCCTTTGAAAACACGATATTGCGAAGACACAACAGCCGCAAAACAATGCGGGCAAAAGTTGAATTTTTTACAGGGCTTGTAGCGAATCAGTTCGCCCTGTTTGTTGCGTTTCGCCCGCATGAGCGCAAACGCCGGGCGGCAATACACCATGCGCCGAAAAGCAAAAATAATGCTCGCCGGTTCGATGGCCAATTCGCCCACCACGGCGTCCCGCAGCGGAAGCCAAAGATTGTGCGCGCACAGTGTGTGCACGCGTTGCACCCATAATCTATGTACGCGCCGAATTTCACGGGCGACGTACTTGTTACTTGACGCCCGCTCGCCGTAAACACAGAGCCGGGCGACGCAATGACTGGCTCGGGTCATCACGCGCATAAAAGAAAAACGCCGCCGAAGACAACGGGCGGCGATCGCGTTTAGGTCGCGAACAAAGTGAGCCACAATTTACTCCGCGGTTAAATTTTCATCCTCGTCGGCAGAAGCGTCGTGCGCCGATTCTCCGGGCAACTCCATCGAATCCATCTGCTCTTTGGCATACTCAATTCTTTCGCGCACAAGTGCTACGGCCGTCTCGGCATCTTCGACTTCGACGTACGGAAGTTTTTCCTGTAATTTACGCCACTTGGTTTCGCCGACTCCCGCTACGTTGATTTCACCGACTTCTTGGTCTTCAAAATCGGGCAACGTGGCAATAACAAACGCGTCGGCGCGGTTTTTAAATACGATGACTTTGTTGTCTTTTGTCGAGAAAAAACTGGTGCCAATGCGATCGGCAATAACATAGCGCACGGGGTCTTCGCCGGTATCGATGTAATCCAATTGGCGGGCCTGCATTTTTGGCGGTAGCACAGGCGTCGAAAGCGATTGGGCGTGATTGATGCAGCAAAACTTGTATTTTCTACCGCTCCCGCAAGGACACCGATCATTACGTTTTGGGTTCTTAATTCTTTTGAGCATGCGTAGCGTCCTTGCTCGCGTCGACGGAACGTACTTTTGGATCGTCACGTAAAATTATGGCGGCGCAAGTCGAAGTTTGCATGCCGCGAGTGCGTTCGGTCGGTCGCGCATACACCTGCGGAAGTTCAGCATAGACTATTGTGGCCGGCCCAAGAATTTCAATCGTGTCGCCGAAAAAGAAAATGCCCTCGCACTGCACGACCGTCGAACTGCTGACAGCGTCACGAAAAATGACTTTGTGCGGACCCGCCGCAAGTTCAAACGAGGACGGCTGATTCGGCGTCGCGGCCTCGAAACGAGAAATGCTGGCGATTTGGGCTAACACGACATTTCCCTGTCGGTGTGCTGCGGCAAAGTGAAGCAGTATAGCCGCGAAAAAACACGCGTCAATAGCGGTTTTCTTGGGGAATATCGCGGCCGCGCCAAAATTTTTTCAGGCTGCGCTCTCAAATTGCGTATCTTACCAACGGGGTGTTTTGCCTCGACGAAACATGCAAAACAGACCCCTAAGTGCGACATTTGCCCGTACTATGCTCATCTACTTCGTAGATGAAAAGATTTTCTTTCTCTAGAGAAAGAAGACAACTGGCGTAGGACTATCAAAGTTCAGCGGTTGTCGAAGCATCAGACTCGCCGACAGATTCGTCGGCGCTGTCTGAGAAATCTACGGCATTTGGCAGGCACGAAAACATGTTCATGTCGACATCGATGATTCGAATTTGAAAACCACTATCAGCCATTTCATCGACAGTACCGTCGAGTTTATTCGGCAAATACACGAAACAGCGCATGTGGGGTTCACAACTTTTACCGCCGCAATGTTCGTGAACCAGAATGGGCTCGATAATAAAGTTCACATTTTCTGGCAACGATTCGACGAACTCTGTTGAAAAGCGCCGATTGTACTGCCGCCGATGTGCTTGTGTGGTTAGTATTTGTAAAACCTGTTTATTGGCTATGCGCATTCGTTTGTTACAACTTGTTGTTGACATTGTGTGACCTTTAGTTATTTTCGGCTACGAATTCTTGTTCTGTTACAACCCGCCAGCCGATATGTTGAAAAACCCGTTTTGTAGCAATAAAATCGGGCTCTGTTTTTTCGCCAATTATCAGCACCAACGTTTTGTTGTCTTTGTCGATGCGGAAAAAAATTTGCGATCTTGGAATACCCCAAATGCCGTTTTGTCGGCTTGGGTCGACTAAGTTTTGACACCATTGCAATACGTGTTTTGGCGGTACTTCATTTGGGTGGGCTACGTACATGTTACACTCGTGAAATTTTTCTTTTCGGTTTCTGTGCTGCCGTCAATGCGTCGTCGAGTTCTTTTTCAATCGTCTCAATTTCGTCAAAATCAATACCTAAATCAATCAGTGTGGTCTGCGGAATTCTTCGCGCCAGCCACTTCAAGAATGTTTCGACAAATTGAATTTCGGCGTTATTTGGTCCGTTTTCTGCGGTGTTGTATTGCTCGCAAAAACCGAACTTATATCCGCTAGCGCGGTACGTGAGCAGCGCGCCGCCGGTTTTGGTTTTGTGTGATTCCACGCCGACGGACCAGAGCGCTATTGCGTCATTTCTGTCATACAATTCCAATCCGGCGCCCGTGTGATTTACTTGTGACCAAGGTATTTTCAAATCTTTCAACTGCACCATTGTGCCTGCAATCTCTTCTGGCGCCGGATTCGGTATTTCAATATGCGCTACGGTTTCCCACATTTCTGGTATTTTCGATTGCTCGAACGCGGCTTTTTCTAGCCCTGTTGATTCCTGCCGTTTTGCTCGTCGATTGATTTTTACTGCGCGATGTTTATGCTGCATAACTGCAACGCGCTTTAACGTCATTTCAAGACTCATTTTGTTTGGTTCCTTAATCTGGCTGTCGTTTATTTGTCTCGTTATCTTGCTGCGCTGATTTTTCTTGCTGTTCTTCTTCGTCTAACTTTGCCTTCACCCACGCTATTACTTGTTTGCGCCGCTTTTCGTACTCTGGTGTGTTTGGCGTTAAACCTTCGAGCATTTCTTCTATAAACGTTATGAGTAGCGCTGACACGCAACGCTCAAAATCGGTTTTTGATTCAAATGGGTGCGCATCCATCTTTGCCTTGATGTCTTTTGTCACAAACCAAGGACGCGTACCGCCGTTTGGGCTGTTCATCGTGCCAATATAGATTAGATTATCGTTGTCGTCGTTTTTTTGTTCGTCCATTTTATGCTCCGTACAAATCACGACATGACATCAAGTCTGAGTGCGTAGCCGACCAATCGAATTTGTCTTCGACAATTTCGGCGTCTGTTTGCCAGTTTTCGTCGTCTGATCGGTCAAACGTTTCAGCCGTCCAGTACGCCAAAATAATGCTTTTTACGCCGCGGGCCTTGGCGCGTTGTAGGTTGTCAATTGCGTCGTCAATTGTCATTTTGCGCCTGTTTCAGTTCTTGGCTTTTTTGCATTTCTCGGAGGATTTGATCGTGTACGACTGTCTGCCGTACGACATCTTGTCGCGCCAATTCGTCTAGCAGGTCGACTGGCCAGTTAGCGTCCAACGGCAGTACGTCCGGCCACGACGCTGATTCTTGCGCATAATCATCAGCGTAGCCGGCTTCTAGATACGTCTCGATTTGTTTTTCGACGTAACGATTTTCGGCTGCTAAACGCGACACTCCGGATTCGATTTCGTCATCCTCGGATTCGTGTTCAGCCAGTGTGTTTCTGGCGTCAACTAACGCGGCAATTAAATTGGCTTCGTAGCCGTATTCGCAATTCTGCGCGGCTTCGATAATTTTGAAAATGAATTCGTCGATGTCGGAGATGGTGACTTCCTGCCGCGTTTCGTCGAGCAGGCCCATCATGTACGTCAATTTGTCAGTTTGGATGTCTCGCATTGTTAGACCATGGCTCCCATGCGGTGAATAGTGCTGCAGCGCACTTTACGAAATTGCCGGCGAGTTTTGGTTTTTTGCCGTTCAATTGCGGCGTTTGTTTTGCGCAGTTCGTTTTGCACGCAAAACATGGCGACGCCGGCGTTTAATGATTGTGTTTCCGAACGCAGACGCGCGACATCACGAATGTATGCCGCCAATCCGTGTGCGAGTTTGTGCGTTGTTTTTATGACCTCAAACGTGTCATGTCGCAGCACAAGATAATGATGCAACGCAAAGTTTAATTGCCGCCGCACAATCGCTTTGAGACTGGTAATTGGATGGCTGTCTTCGTTGACAATAACGTGCGACAACAAACAGCGCTGCGACAGTCGGTTATAGCCGTTAAATCCAAAATCGTCGTTTGCGAAATGGCGGCGCATCGGCATAAGCAGACTGCCCTGATACACTGCAATAAACAGCGGCCAATCGTACGAGTGCGAATACAAAATCTGCGTTCGCGCAGTTGTGACGAGTTTTAATCGATAGTGCAACGGCGGCAAGTCTGTTGACAGCGTGGGCGCTTCAGGCTCGTGAAATATTGGATTTTTTATCGTTTGCCCGACGTTGAAACGAATGGCTATTTGTGACGGTCCGTACCGAAAACTTTGTTGGTTACGAAGTGCCGTCCCTACTTCTTGATATGTTCGACATGTTGTCATTGCGTGTGACCTTGTGTTTGTTTTTTGGTCAACGTACGGGGCCGACGTACGGGGCCGAGATGTTTTGCCCACGCTTCGGCAGCGTGAGTCAAAACATAATTTTTTCGCTTTTTGTCCGCAGCGTTTGTGCGTATACTCCACAGGTTTTCGCCTTCAATTTCGACACTGAAATAGCCTGCGGTTTGAATTCGCATAGCGAGCGCGTAATCGGCCTCAAATAGCACGTAAAATCCGGCCGGATGACCTTCGCAACTATAGTGGGTCGTTGCGCCGTACTGCTCTAACGCGAGCACAAAAAAATTAACACCGGGTTCAAGATGCCCCGTGTACATCGGATTTTTGCACGGTGATTGGCGCCACAATTTCAGTTTTTTTGCGCTACGCCATGTCAATCCGGTTGTCATTTCTCGCAACTAGCGCCGAGACTGTCGTGCAACTTTTTCTGACATTCGCGGGCTAAAAATCCGCGACCCATAGAGTATGTATTGCCGAGATCGAAATCGCGCACCATATCGATGAGTAGCGCGAGTCCATACACTCCGTGCGTTTCATCCATCGGCGCGCCGCTATTGCAGTCATAGATCGTTTCTTTATGGTTGCTCAGATCGCTTTCGTGTTTGACTGTGTAGCGAGCCACCATTTCTGCCGGCACCCCAACTTCAAGAAACGCCTCGGGGGCAAATATGGTGTGGCCGTCGCAGATATCAGCCGCGGCCAACACAATATGCGCCGGCACATCGGTCCACTTTAACGTTTGCTCTGACATAAAACTTGCCTTTCAATAACTGGCGTAAATTTTGCAGGGTTTACCGATTTCGCGCTCACGCGCTTCTGCAAATGCGACGAATTCGCGAAAATTGTTAATCGCCTCTTGGATGTCGTTTTCTGTGCAGTCTGGATATATGGTTTCATATCGCGTTCGCACGGCTTCTTCGACGGACATTGGATGCGTGCCGTCTGCCATTTTGCCTTTGTGTTCTGCAATTGTCTCTTCGTCGAGCGAGAATCCAAAACTGCCTTCTGGCGGATTTTTCGACGTCATAATTTTTGTAATCGTAGCGATCAACGCACCCATGTGGTCGAACGAGCAGTTGGCCGGTTCCGTCACATGTGTCAGTCTTTCGCGCAGTATAGCCGCGGGAATTTCTGCGGCGCAGTCGTCTGCGTCAAACGCTTCGCGGCATAAAATCTTCGTGGCGTACGGCCCGCCGTGATACGCCTCCCGCAAATACGCGCGACAATCGTGCACGCGCCAATCGTGTTCGTCGTTTTCTTTGTCGAGAATGTAAATGTCAATTCCCATAATTTTCTCAGTATAGGTGTTGGACGTGCCGGGCGCTCATTGCTTGGTGCAACCACTGCACCTCAAAATCTAATGCCGCCGCGCGTGTTTCAAATCCGCGTTCGACAGGTCCGCCGACCGGAGTGAGATTGACGAACCATTTTTCATTGTCGTGAGGGTCGGGTTCCACGTGGCTGGCGCGGCGTACAGATGTGGCGCCAATTGTTGTCAGAATTGGTTGGAGTTGATCCGCATAAACGCACTGCGCAGCGCCGTTTGGTCGAATGAATATTTGCATGAAATCCTCAGTCTGCCCGAATGATGCGACGAGCGCCAAAACCGGGAATTTGCACCGGCCCGGCACTGTTCGGTGTGGGTGCAATTTGCGCAATTGGCGGCACCGCGGCTGCTTGCTGCGGGCGATTTTGCGTTGCCGTCGTCGGCGTTTCTGTGAGCCGCGCACACTCGTCGTTGTTTGTGACGCTGAGCCGAATAAAAACCTGTGACCGATTTAACGTAATCGGCGCCGTCATTGGCGACACGGTCATACTTGGACTGTAAAAAAATACGTGCATAGCCACGGTGTTGCCGCCAATTCTGAAATTGGTGGTAATACTCGAATCGTGGAGAATAGTCGCATTGTCAAAAATTTCAAACCATTCTCCGCTGGGGGAATTGACTCGGCTGTTTATGATTTTGGCTCGATTGTAAATAAAACCCGAGCCGAATATTTGTGAGTCTTGCACGTGGCCAAAGTTAAATAAGCATAAACACGGATTGTTTCTGGCCGAAATTCTTAAACGTGTGGCGGCGGTACTATTTGATAACGGCGTGCCGTGACCGCTTAGCGTGCTTTTGATAATTAGGGTTTCGCCCCAAACAGCGGTCTGTCCGCCGATATTCGATTCACAAACGAATGCGCTGCCGAGTACGTGCGCGCCACCACTGATTTCTGATCTGCCGCCAATGCGGGCTTCGCCATACACAGCCGCGTCGTCGGTTACTATGCTGCTACCCACGACAACAGCGCGGTCATAGATTTGTGCGTTTTTACGGAGTACGACAAAATCGCGCACACAGGCGCGGCCGCTAATTTTTGCGCGGCCTTCGAGGCGCACATCACCTTCGACGACCGCTTCTCCGCCGACGCCGCATCTCGGGCCGATGTAGACGCTTTCGGCTACTTTTGCTCGGTCAGATACCCAGCCGCCGCCGCGGGCGTGTTTGTGCGCAAATACGCGGCCCTGCCCGTCTCGAAAATCATGTTTTGGCGCGGGCTTTTTGCGGATCGGTTTTGGCGGAATTGGTGTATTTTCAACAACAGCCGACTGCGTAGTCGGAAATTCTGTCGGAGTATTGGAAACGAGTTGAGTCGGAATGTCGAGAGTTGCTGTAGTCATCATCGTCAGTGCATGAGAATTCGCCGGCGCGGGGCGTTGGTCACCAGACTGTTAAGCGCCGTTTTAACTTCGTTCATCTGATTCGCGATTGTCGAACGTACGTCGTTGTTCTTGCGTAACTCGGCGGCATCAACACCGCCGACAATGTTCGTCGCACGTTCGACGAGCCGTTCCAGTTGCGCGTTAGAACGAATATTCATCCGTTGAAATTCGTCGTAAAACTCGCGGAAATTTTCGATGGCGGACGCCTTGAACGTCTTTTTCGTGCCGTCCGGTTCGTCCGTCAGCCGTTCCAACAAGTGGCTGATGAGGTCTTCGAGTTTGGCAGCAAAAGCATCTTCGGCCATAACAACCGCCGCTTCAAATCGTCGCTGAACGCGCGACTGTTCCTGTGCGTACAGTTCGGGATTGAACGACATCAGATAATTTGGCGGCTCAACAGCCGGATATTCCCACGAAATACTGAACACGCCTTCAAGCGACGCGGGATAATCGTCCGGATTGTAGAGTGAGCCAAGTTTTTCACGCGCAGAGTTTTTGAGCGTTTCGTATTCCAATTGCAAATTCGCCGCTGCAGCCGTCAGGCGCTCTTTGAATTCGCGCATCTTATCCTCGAACGCCGCGACGTCGGACTGTCGAATAAGCCGCACGCCTTCCTGCGGATACGGCAACGTCATGGAGCGCCAGTACGCCGACGCCTGACTCTTAATTGCCGTCAATTCGCGATATGCCGGCGTCTTGGTGTCGATCAGCCGTTTGGACGCTGTCAGCAAATCTGTCGAGGCTTCAAACGTGCTGGCAGCAACCGCCGTCTGCGCATCGCTCAGTTTGCGCTGCGTGCCCAACCATGAAAACGACAGTTTTACGGCGCCCATGGTTTGCCGCAGGTCATTCGCAGTTTCTTGAACAACGGCGGGCGTTTCTGGCGCATCTGTAGTTTCAGCGCTCATTTTTGACTCCTAGTAGGGTTTGTTAGTATTCAACTGCACAGTTGAAATTGTTTTTTTCTCAGTCTAGTCCCAGTTCTCGCATACGTTCGTCCCAGTTTGCGTACTCGCCTTCCCGGTTCAATTTACGCCGGGCCCGCGCTACGCCTTCCCCGAGACTTTCGTCATCACACGGTTTTACTACGTCAACGATTTGATCGTCAGGCAACTCGTTGATTTCAGTCTGAACCGCACCCCAATCTTCGCCGTCGATTAGCGCGACAGTGGTGGTTCCGAGTTCATTCGTGTACATGAGCACCGCGAAACCGTCTTCGAGCGCCTGTTGGATTTTGTTGCTCAATTAGGCGCCCCCGCAGCAACTTTTCGATTTCCTCGACGCGCCCCGACATTCACCGGCACAGCCCCCCGCCCGACGCGGGTGTAGATACCGGCGCTATCGGCCGACAGACAACGGCCTTCGGCCCACTGGCGCAGGTTCTCGATCTGCTCGGCCGATGTTACCGACACCGGTACGACGTTTAACGCCGCCTCCAGCAGCGACGTTTCCAGCAGCGCCGCCAGTCGGCAGCACGACTTGATCTCGGCACCGGTCCAGTTGGTGTCGTCTGGTTTGGGCTGATCGGCGCTCAGGCCGAAATGCCGCATGTAGATGTCCCAGATGTGCCGCCGCTGTTCGTCACCGGGCAGATCGACGAAAAAGATGCCGTCGAAACGCTCGGCACGGGTGAACGGCGCTGGCAACTGCGTGGCGTCGTTGCAGGTACCGATGAAAAATACGTCACTTTCGTGGTCATTGAGCCACGTCAGGAGCGTGCCGAACAGGCGCGCAGAGACACCGCTGTCGGTCTGGCCGGAGTTACCCACGCCGGCGAGTGCCTTTTCGATCTCGTCGACGAACAGCACGCACGGAGCCATTGCGTCGACCTGCTTGAGTGCACGGCGCATATTGCCCTCGGACTCACCGACGAACTTACCCAACAGACTGCCGAAGTCAAGCATCACGGTCGGACGCCCAACTTCGTTACCCAGTGCCTTTGCAAATTGGGACTTGCCGCAGCCGGGAGGGGAGAGCAGCAGCACGCCCTTGGGCCGCTTGTCGATGTGCTTTTCGCCCTGCTTGCGCATCGCACGCAAACAGAATTGCTTGAGATTGTCCAAACCGCCCAGATTTTCAAAACTCGCATCGCCGCGATACAGCGCCATGTTTCCGCTCTTTTCGAGCGTCTGAGCCTTGATATCCCAGATCGTATCTGGCACAAGCGTGCCGCTCCGCGCCAGCGACAGTGCAAAAGCGTTCTCGGCTTCCTGTCGCGTAAGTCCCCGGCCGGCGTCAACCGCGTTGGTCAACTGTTCTTCGGTGGGTGGCGTGAAGTCGCTGTTACTCTCGCACAACTCAACGCACATCGTCCGCAGTTGCGTTTCGTTCGGCAGGTCGTGGTGCACGACGGTGAACAGTTTTTCGATTTCGGGCTGCAACGCCACGGTCGGCGCAACAATAATAATAAACTGTCCGTTGCTCTTGCCCTCAGCCACGTGATTGGCCAACGACTGCAGAACTTCGGGATTGCCGAGAAACCGATGAAAGTTTTTCAGCACCAGTAACTGCGTTTCGTGGGCTTTCGGCAAATCCAGCGCGCGAATGGCCTGCAGCGGGCCGGGCGCCTGCGTCACGCGCGAATACAGTTGCTTGTCGATATCCCAGACGTCGAAACCCCACGCCGGCGTCTGCGTAGAAGCGCCGCGTTGAATTTCGCGAATGGCGTCGTCACATTCGACGGTTTCGAGCCAAATGCCAGAAAAACCGGCACGCACCAGTTCGTGAATTCGGGTAAATAAATCCATGGTCAGTTCTGAACCTCGTTGTGTTGTTCCTGAGTTTCCGCATAAAACTCGCCGGTCAATTGCTCGTCGGCAACGACGCCCAGCGCCTTTTCCAGTTCGCGGGTCGCGTCCTGACACGAACTGCCGGAAAATCCGGACGTTTCAATCTTGGTTTCGCCCTTCGGGGAAACTGTAATCTGAATGGTCTTTGACATGTATATCAGCCCTCCACCGTGATGTTGAGTTTGATCGAACCGTCCGGCATCGTCTCTTCCCACACAGAATAGCCGCCCTTCTGGGCTTCATAACGCGCCTTTTCGACGGCGTACGCCTGCAGAAACTTGTCCAACTCTTCTTGCCGACCCCAACTGCCGTTGTAGTTGTCGTACGCGGCTGCACCGGTTTCGACATTAAATACGGCGGGAAACTGCCATCCCGGCAACTTGACCGCCCAACCGTCAGCGGTCTGCCCGGCGAATAACTTGTGATGACCGGAAACCGGCTGTTCGAGGCCGAGACGCTGACACGCAGCAAAAATAGCCTGCATGTCGCGGACTTCTGTTTTAATCTGAACGATGTGAGACATTTAAGTGTTTTCCTCTGGTAAATGCGACACGACAATGCTCTCAAACTTTTCTTTTGTCAGGCATGTGGTGTCGGCAAAGACTTGTAAAATATGCTTGATGTCCTGTTGCGCACACACGGCGCCGACAGTTTTAATGCCGATGTCTGTTTCGACGCGATAGTCGGCGATATCGTGTAGCGTGACTACGTCTAAAATAGCGACGACGTCGTGATACCGCGCCTGCACGCGATTGATTTCATCGAGTGCGGTCAGTATGCGTTCTTTGTTTTTTAAATAGTCGTCGTCGGCGTATTTCATCACAACGTGGCGAGCACTTCCGCAGTTGTTTCCAACCAGACGCGGGCACCGCATTTTAATGGTTTGTCAGGAGAATACACCACGGCAGATTCGCCCCTGATGGCGATTGTTTTGACGGGATACGATTTGTTTTTCCACTGCACCGTAATAACATTCGCGCGACAACCCGTGTTGTTGTTTTTGCGAATTTGATGCTGATTTATGTGAATGCGTTTGATGGTACCGGCAGTAAACGTCACGGCACATCCTTTCTCGTTTAAACGATTGAGCCGTCGCACGTCGTGGCTGTGTAGCCCACGACGCGGACGGCTCAGTATCGTTGCGCAGTTCTACGACGTCAATCAGCCAGCGAACGTCTGCGACAGTTGCTCCGCGACGGTCAAAATCTGCGTCGCTTTTTCGAACGATCCGTCACAGGCGGTAACGAACGCCTCCGCGGCCTTCAACTGGGCCATCGGAATCTGGAAACCGCGCACGCTTCCGGCCACCTTCGGCGTCGCCTTTGTCGTCAAAGACGCGCGCTGTTGTGGCTTCGCCTGCGCGAGGCCACCCGCGTTTGGCTTCCGCGTTGCGGAGGCCGCGCGAGTCGGGCCGTCGCTTTCCGCCATTGCCTCCGGTTCCGGCTGTCGACTCGGACGACCCGGACGACCCGGACGACCCGGACCGGCGCTCGGCGCGGCACTCGGACGACCCGGACGACCGACAGTCAGGCCGGCCTTTTTGAGCAACTGGCTGACCTGCGCCTGACTGACCGTAATACCGCGCTTGTCCAGCGCCGCAACGATATCACAACCACGGACTGACGCGCCGGATTCCTTGCGCTTGTTGATTTCGCGCCGAACGTGATCCGACAACGTAACCTTTTTGCCTTCTGGCATTGCATTACCTCTCAAAAGTGAAGTTTTCTGCTGCGTTTTCGGCGTAGCAGGTTGAGTATCTACCGCATCGTCATCATCACCATCGTAAGAATCTTCGACATCGTCGTCAGTTTCTTCCGATTCGTTTTCTTCGTCGTCGCCGTCTTCTGCGTCGTAATCAGGCTCGTCGTCGGTTGCTTCCGCGACCAAATGTTCTTCGGTTTCGTCAGTTTCCGGCGCTTCGCGTGATTTCTTTACTGTATCACCGTCGTAGTAAAGGTTGTCCACAGATACGTACTCACCTTCGACTTCTTGCAGTTCAGACTCGTCAGGCTCCGCTGCGTCTTCCAGTTCTGCATCGACGTCGACTTGATCTTCGTCATCCATGACTGTTTCCTCGTACTCGTACTGCGCCGGCTCGCGCACGGCTGGCTTCGCACTCGTTCTTGCATGCGGAATAGGTTTTCCCCACAAATTTGCAGGATCAACACCTCTGCCGCTACTTCTGTCAGCACTCATTAAAATCTCCGCTGTGGATGTGCCGCAATTGTTTGCGGCCTGTTATGTGCACCATATACTGGGCAAAAAGAAAATCAAGGGCCTGCGCAAATTTTTTTTTCGCGCGGCGTAATTTTGCAGAATTCGGCTGTTTTAGCCGTCTTTGCGCGCAACTGGCGGGGGCTCACAATTCGGCCCGCGCAGCATTTGCTCGTTCAAATGCGGCCACTTTTCTAACGAATGAATGGCTCCGAGCACGTTCCACGCCGCATGTCCGAGATGATCTTCTGCACGATCTCCCGACAGAAAGTTATAGATATGCGTTAGCGCGTGATTGAGCATGTCGGCCGCTGGCATGCCGTTTTCCCAATTGAATGCGCCAAACTTTTTTGCGCCTTCTGCGTACGTTCGTGCGAGCGCCCGCAGACCAATCGGGCTAATCATGTCGTAACGGGCGTCTTCACAGTCGGAACTGCGGACGGCGCCGGTGGTGTATTCTTTTTTTGGCGCTTCGTCACTTATGTACATGAACGCGCTGTTTCTTGGAAAGAGAAGTAAAAACGCGGGGAATCAATAAACGCAACAGTTCCTCGTTGTCCGTCTGTTTTGCGAATAACGTGAACCAACGGCGGCTCGAAGTGCGAAACTTCGAACACCGACAAAAGTTCTTCGCTATCCCACACGGTGTCGTGCGCTTTTTCGAGAATTTGACGCGCCTCGTCCTGCGACATGTGCGCGTACTGCGCTTCTAGCGTTTTGACGAGCGTCGCAACGTCTGTGCTTAGCGAGACGTCTCGAATGTTATTCTGCTGCGTTGGTGTGGTCATCGTTGTTGGTGTTTTCATTTAGCGCATTCAATTCCTCTAGTTTTTCTCGGATATTGTCGGAAAGTTCGACAACATATCCGTTGAGTATCTTGATTTGTTTAACCAGATCGCTGTGCACGGCCATATTAAACACAGCCATTCTGTTCAACAATTGAATAAGGGTGCCGGCGTACGGCATGGTGGGGTTGCTTAGCCGTAAAAGTCCGGGCGGCACATTTTCCGGCTGATTTGCCCAGACAGGCACAACCGCAACGGCCTCCAGTTCCGGAACTTTGCGTAAAATAGCCTCGCAAAATTCGTCCGTGTTTTGCATAAATTCGACGTTATACGGCTGCCGCCCCTCGTTCGCCGCGGCTACATTGACCGGTGGGGCGATTTCTTCGACCGCATTTTGTCCGTCCATGTGTTATTCCCCGTGAAAGAAGTCAGGCTTGTATCGCATTCGATTGGGTAAAAAATCGTTCAACAAGTTTCCCAGTCGTGTTGCCGCCCAGCCGTAGACGAACACGCGAACAAGAGCAGGCAGAATACCGCCGATTTGGTCCGCTGCCAAGAGGACCAGCAAAAAATACACGGGAACGTGATAACTCTGGCAAAAAGGGCAGTCGAGCAGTTCGAGCACAAGGCCCTTGGCTGTTTCTGGCGGCGTGACGTCGCGCAGCGCGCCGACGCGCGCGCGCAGGTTCGCGAATATGCTGCCTTTGTTCCAGACTTCAATCAGCGCGCCCGAAGCAAAAATCACCGCAAAAAAATCGAGCCAGTAAATTGGTGCCATCATGGCGTATGCCTCCTGCGTTTAAATCTCTGGTTTTCGTACTGTAAACGTTGTTGCCGCGCGGCTTCCTCCTGCTCGATCTCGGTGCGGCGAAAGGCATTTGTTGCGACCAACAAAAAATAAATCGATATTGCGCCGAGGAAAAAAAAGTACCACGACGGCATTAAGAAAAAAAGCACGACGATAACCGCTATGATTCTCAGACAGATGACGTTGATGTGCGCATAAATATCAAACATGGATTAGTAGGGGTATTTGTCGCCAAATGGCCACGTTTCAGTTTTCCCGGTGTCGACGTTGTTGCGCGCGACGTCCGGATGTACGGTTGCCGGTTTGTAGGGCGGTTCTAGCGGCAGGTAATTGACGGCATTATCGTGCAAATAAAGTTGTGGTCCCGGGCCGCGTAGGGTATCTTGAAATTCAGGCTGCCGCCGCTCTTGGTACAATTTTGCGCTTTTTCCGATATTATGAGGCATGCTGTTTACTCCTGTAATGGTTGAGGCGAATACTGCGTAGTATACGCCGCCAGTTCACTGCGTTACAGATTCGAGCCGACGCTGAACAAACAAGGCTTTTACCGTCATGCACAGATTGGCCATTGATTTTTCCGCTATTTTCAGCGTGTCATTCATGGCGTCTTCTGCCCACTGTAATTCCGGTTCTCGTTTGCTGTGCAACTGCGGTTTTTGCCGTTTACGCGGCTTTCGACTCCGCCGTGGTTTGTGACTTCCACAGCCGCATTGAACAATAATGATATTGTTGCACATATGGCACCTCATACTTTGCGAGAAACCTCGCATCTATCGGCAAAGCAGGACATTCCGACAGCCGGAGTGCATGCTTTGCTTAACGAACTAACGTCCGTCGACGTTAATGATTTTCGAGCGGTGCAAGAACGGGCTGTGATTTTGAAATTGTTGGCGGAGAAAATGGCGTTTCCGTCGCTGGAACCCATTTTACCACTTGTGTTGAATCTGAACGGCAAGCCGTACACATTGCAAAATCACTACCCGTTTTCGCCCCTGTTTCGCTGCCTGATGCCGAAAAATCAAGTCTGGTGCACCGGCCGGCAGGTTTCAAAATCGACGTCACTCGCGGCGCATGGCGTGGTTGTAGCGAACTCGATTCCGTTTTTCAAAACACTGTTTATTACGCCTCTGTACGAGCAGATTCGCCGATTTTCCAACAATTATGTGCGACCTTTTATTGACCAGTCGCCGGTCAAGTCTTTGTGGTCTGGCACGACGACAGAAAACTCTGTGCTGCAGCGGTCGTTTAAGAATAACTCCATGATGTTATTCTCGTTTGCGCTATTGGACGCCGACCGTATCCGCGGCGTGTCGGCAGATCGTGTCTGCATTGACGAAGTGCAGGATATGGACCCGGATCATATTCCGATTATTCAAGAGACGATGAGTTATTCGCGGTTCGCGGTGCAATATTTTACCGGGACGCCAAAATCCCACGAAAACGTGATTCACGGATTGTTTAAACGTTCGTCGCAGGCGGAGTGGTTTGTGCGCTGCACGTCGTGTAATTTTGAAAACATTCCATCAGTGGAATACCATCTCGATAAAATGATTGGGCCGTTTAGTCCGCATATCAGCGAGAAACAGCCGGGCACTGTTTGTGCGCAGTGTCAAAAACCGATCAATCCGCGTTTTGGTCGCTGGGTGCATCGCTATCCCGATCGGCGCTGGCAGTTTGCCGGCTATCACGTACCGCAGATCATTCTGCCGCTTCATTTCGCCGATCCCGAAAAGTGGTCGACGCTGTTGTTAAAACGCGAAGGTTTTGGCAACATGACGCAAGCCCAGTTTTACAACGAGGTGATGGGCGAGAGTATGGACACCGGGCAGAAACTCATCAGCGAGACGGATTTAAAGGCAGCCTGTACATTGCCGTGGGAAAACAAAAAAGAACCCGAACCGCAGTGTTTTGAAAATCTTGACCAGTACAAGCATCGTGTGCTGGCGATTGACTGGGGCGGCGGCGGAGAAGAAGGCATCAGTTTTACTGTGCTGGCAGTTATGGGTTTTCGCAGCGACGGCCTTATTGACGTTCTTTGGGCGAAACGATTGTTGATGGCTGGCGATCATTTATCCGAGGCCGTCGAGTGCATGAAATGGTCGCGAATGTTCAATTGCGATTTTGTTGCGCACGACTATACCGGCGCCGGCACGGTTCGCGAAACAGTCATGGTTCAGGCGGGATTTAATTTGGAGCGCGTGTTGGCCATGCGGCTCGTACGGTCAGCCACTCAGGACTTGTTGGTGTACAAACCACCCACAGCGCTGAATCATCGTGCGCACTACAGCCTCGACAAAACGCGATCACTGCTTTACACCTGTCAGGCGATTAAACTGCGGCAAATGCAATTTTTTCAATACGACTGGACGTCGCAGGATTCGCCGGGGCTGGTGTCGGATTTTCTCGCTTTGGTTGAAAACAAAACAGAATCACGGCTTGGCGGCGACATTTACACAATTACGCGCAACACGCTACTGACAGACGATTTTGCGCAGGCGGTGAACATTGGCGCCGCCGCGTTGTGGCACGTAAACGACGCGTGGCCGAATTTTGCTGCGCTAGCCGGTTTGGGTCGGGTTTCAGAACGCTTCGCAGCGGCTGAAACGCCGATTGAAGACTGGAGTGACGACGAAATGAGCGGGCAGTATTTTTCGTACTGACGCGCTGCTTTACGTCTGTTTATTCTCGTCTACTACAACGACATAATCGGGCGGACAAACGCAGTCGCAGAATTGCCCGTCGGGCAATTGTACTTTTAGAAAAGTCCTGACGTCTTGCCCCCACGGTCGTCGGCTAATTTCGTGAACGGTACCGAACGCCGCAGAAAATTTTTCTTGGACGAATAACAGTTGCACGGTTGCGCCTAATAGACCAGAAAACCGGTTCACATGTTCAGCCTCCAGCAGTAATACTTTAAACGATACTGCAGCGCTTTCAGGTGCCGAACCGGGCACGCTTCGATTAAGTCTACTACAACTTTGGCGGCGTCGTACAATTTATTTGCCGCCTGTTCGCAATCCATGCTGTTCGTATACAAATCCCACGCTAATTCGCTGCGCGGAATTTCGGGCTGCTCACCACAAACAGCGCGCCAAAGTAAATTCTGAAAAACGCCGTCGGGTTCGGTGTCGTTTGCGCCATATGCGCGTAATTCTCGTTGCGTTTTTTCGAATTCCTTGATGGCTTCGAAAATCTGCTGTACGGCGTAAATATTATGGTCAAGAGTCTGCGTTGTATTCGCTTCGCTCGACAATTTCTTTACCCTTGTCGGTAATCTTGAAACAGAAATCATTTTTTTCGGAGTCGAACGCGCAGTCTAACCAGCCGTCGCGCACACCGCCACTAATGACATTTGAAAGTATGCGCTGCATGAGCGCCGTCATTAACGTTTCCATGTTTTTGTTGGCTTCTTCAACTGTGCCGCCGCCGACACCATAAAATCCGTCAGTATTGCACTGGCAGTTTTCTTTGAGAATTGTTTCGACTTCGCCGACAGACAAGTATTCGCTGCAAATTTTTTCCACATCTGAAATTTGCGGCCGGCCGTCTCGCTCGGCGAGGAATTTATCGAAACAAATCAGTGCAAAATCGCGCAACCGCTCAATAGTGCCGACGCGCTGTTGCGGCTGGTCGTTTTCTTCGAAAAAGTTCACGCCATCTCCTTCGCTGCAAGATGCGCGGTAACTAACGCCGCCTCGTAAGCCCCTCGCGCAAGAATACGCGCGCGAACTGCTTCGCGCTGCTCGGCGAGATAATCCTGATATGCGGGATCGGTATTGACCACCGCCTCAGCGGATGAAAACGAATGTGCTTTTCCAGTTAGTGGATTGTCGCCGGCTGCCATGATGCGTTCAATTGCGGCCAACTTTTCCATGATACGCCCGTCTTCGAGGCGCGTTTCGTGAAATACCGCTTCTGCAAGATTTGCGGTTGCTGTTTCAATTTGCTTTTCGTACTTCGACATTGTTGTGTAAATCTTTCTTTGCTTGAAGGTTAAAGAGTGCGTCGCCACCGCTCGCGAAGTTCCATTTGGTGCGCGTCGATTGGCGGCGCTTCTGGATGTTGTTCTTTGACGTGCAAACCAAGCGCGACAGCCGATCTAAAATGTTTTTTACAGGTTGCGCACGTAAATGGTTTTTTGCCGAGATTGGCTGCGGTTACTCGCTCCATTCTTTTGTACGAGCAGCCAGTTCGACGTTTGTGACTTTCTTCTATTTCAGAGAGTCCGCCGCCGCACGCATTACAGCGCGGTTTTGCCGCGCGTTGCGTTTCAAGAAACCCAACGTAGTTGAGTTTGTTGCACGAGATGCAGCGCATGCTGATTAGATTGTGCCCGACCAGAAGCGCGCGGCACTTACCGTTGCCGGCGGCGTTTCTTCCGCCAAAATCGTTTACTCGTTTTCGAGCCATTGTTGGCGTTCTCGCCTTGTGGGAATACGTTTCGGATATTTGTTTGAATGACAGACCTGACATCGCGCACGGGTACAACCGCCGCAACGTAATGTTTTTCTGTAGCGTCCCGGTTCTGGCGCGTGAGGTTGTCGTTCGCCGGTATTGGGCACGGAATAGCCTAACCACCCGCCATTAATATGCCGGTATTTTTTGGCCCGATTTTCGATGATGTGTTTTTCGTCGTGGTATCGTTTCATAACACCAGTACAACAAATCGGCAGTTTAAAGGCAAACACACGCTGCACAACGTGTGTTTGTTTTAATAGCGGCGCTTTGCCAGTCCCTGCCGAGCCGCGCCGCGCCATTCCTGCCGTGCCGAGCCAAACCGTGCCGCGCCAAACCGCGCCGTACCCTGCCTGCCGCGACGAGCCTCACCGTGACCAGCCGTCCTTGCCGAACCTGCCGTACCCAGCCCGACCTCTCCGGGACAAACCCGACCATGACTAGCCGTGCCTGCCGTGTCGTGCCGCGGCGAGCGTGGCCGTGCCCTACCAAGCCTGCCATGCCATGCCCTTGCGAGCGTTACCTTACCGTCCGAGCCTTGCCCGTCCAAGCCTGCCGTGCCCGATCTTACCGGGACACGCCGTGCCGTGCCTGCCCTGCCATGACAGACCCTACCCAGCCCTACCTTGTCACGCCATGCCTGCCTCGCCTGTCCCGACCTGACCACGCCATATCGCGCCTCGCCTGCCGTGCCCGTGCAGTCCCTGCCCCGCCGTGACGTTCCTGTCCTTGCCTGCCGTACCCAGCCCGACCGCGCCATACCCAACCGCGCCATTCCTGTCCTCGCCCGGCCCTGCCATGCCTGCCAGAGCAGACCGGAGCAAACCTCAACATGCCTTGACCAGCCTGACCACACCTGCCGCGCCTCGCCCAGCCTTGCCTGCCGCCCCGCGGCGCGCCTCCCTTGCCTCTCCGCACCCTGCCGTGCCTGCCGTGTTTAAAAGCAGTTACACACGAGTTAATTCTGCACGAATAACTTGCGAAATTTGTTCTAGCGCCTCAAAAATCGGGGCTAGTTCTTTCAGCGTGCGGTATCGACGCCCAACGCGCTCAAAATCGGTCAGCGCTTGTTGTAAAAGTTGCGCACGCAACTCTTCGTCGCTCATAACATCTACAAGTCGGCGATAACCACCGCCGGGTTGATCGCGATCTTGTGCGAGTGATACGTATACGGGCACAACAACGTTATCATGCCCAGTTGGCAAAATCTGCACGTTGACCCGAATAATTTTTCGCGCCTGAGCGAGTCGATATTGATGGGCGGCTTCAGAGTCGTCCCATTCAAATTCACCATGAAGCGCGGTATCTTCATTTCTCGCAAAATTTACAACGTCTTCGGCTCGCAATAGGCCGTGTTCTTTTTGCAGTTGCGCGAGTTCTACGCGAATTGCTTGCTTGTTTGGCATACTCAGCCGTTGTTATTGTTATCGAGAACAAGGTCGAACTGACCCCAACCCATGCCGCAACTCTTCGGAGAAAACGGGCGGCCCTCTCCGACGCCGACCTGCAAGCCGGCGCGGTGCAGCAGATTAGTGATTTCGTCTGCGGTAAAGATATCCGCGTCGTAACGCACGCGAATGCGGGCGCGCCAACCCTCGTCGTATATGGCCCGAACACGAATATCGGCAACACCGTTGGCGTTGTGCACCATGTGTTCAACGTGATGCGGCTCTGCTGCAATTTCGTTACCGTCCTCGTCCACGCGGAACATCCTAATCAGCGGCGTGCCCTCAACCGCGTCGTAGCCATCGCCGCGGATAAACAGACACATCTTGGCCTTGACCATCTCAAAACCGACGAGCGAGCAGGCGCGAATCATTGCCGCTCGCACAGCGCCGGCTGGAATACCGCACCAGCCTTCGCGGCTGCGGTGGATGGCCTGCTCAAATGCAGCCTCGAAGTCCTTGGCTTCTCGCTTACCCCTTTTGGCGGTCGAGCCCGCCGCCTGCTTTTCGCGCATGGCGTTGCGTGCCTTTTCGCCAAACGCCAGTTGCACCATCGGTGTTGCGCCGACGACTTCGACCGACATTTCCCTAAAGTTGGGCGCTGTAATAGTGACATTGAGCCTGCCGGCAATCGCGGCGTCACTCTTGTCGTCGGTTGGTCCGAGATGCGCGTTGGCCGCGCGGGTCTTTTTGCTGTTCTTCAACATCGTCATGAACGTAGTCTTTCTTCTCTTGTGAGATGAACGGGTGAAACGGGCGATCACGAATTTGATCGCCCGAAGCCGGTGGTCGGAGTCGAACCGACGACAGGCAGTTTACAAAACTGCTACTCTACCAACTGAGTTACACCGGCAAACCTGCACAGGTTTTATTGTACTCGCTATCGCCCGGCGCCGCCCGCCGCGGCTGGTTTTGTGGCGTCCACGAGTGACCAGTTCACGTCCTCGATCTTCCGTTCGTGGTGCAACCGCCACCTTGGCGCTTCTTCCAATCCAGCGGCGGTTTTTGCGGCCTCCAGTTCCTCCTCTGTCGTCACAATCGGCATGATGCGTTCTCCGCCGCTTAGGAGGGTTTCGATAGCCAACGACACCTGCGCAGCGTAATCGGGCAGAAAATCGACCGTAAACGGTCGTTCTTCTTCGTCGGCCCCTCGGGTCATGTCCTCGATGGCGGCCTTGCGGACATTGTTCTGTAATCCGCGAACAACCCGCGATAAAATCGTCAAAGCGTGGTACAGCGCCGTCTTGCAGACCTCTTCTGCCGTCTGCTCATCTGGCGGCGAACCCAGCGTCACGTTTTGCAGCGCAGCGATACGTTCGCACAAAACCGTCACAACGTCAGGCACCACCGCTGCGATCACCTTTTCGTGCTCGCGCAGCGCAAGGTGTTTGCGAACTTCTGGACGCGAGGATTTCGCCAAGTCGACAACGCGATGCCGCAAGTTTTTGTGGTCCTCACGGCGGTCGAGCGACTCGATCCCGACCTGCGATGCGTTACCCCCGAAACGTTCGAGCAACTCGGCTGCTGTCAAATCGACTGAGCATAGGCCGTCGCTTGTGCTAACGGGAAGCCTGACGGTGATACCGTCTTTTGTGCGCACCGGAATAGTAATCGCTTCCGGTTGTCGCTTGGCGTTCTTGAGCAAACTGCCCTCTTTTTCTGTGGGCATTTTATGCCTTTCTTTCTTGGGTGCTGATTGCCGCGCAAGTCCAGTTCTTCTGGCGAGCAAAATTAGCGCCGTTATTCTTCCAAAAAGAGTCAAATAGATGTGTCGGCGCGTCGGTTTAGTGAATTGGCGATTTGAGTGTCGCGCCTGCCGGGTGCCGACATTTCGCCACGCAAACATTTGATTGCAGTCCGACTCGATTAATAGCATAGCGTCGAGAGGCGGCTGGCCGATTTTGGCATACCATCCGAAGTCGCCGCTCACGATCGCGCGCTCAATTTGTCCGATCGCGGCGGACACGGCGTTTGAAGGATGCCCCTTGCTAGAAAAGTGGGGTATTTCTGTAGCAAAAACAGCCGTTTCTGGCGACGTGGCTTTGATCATGAGCATTTCTGTCAAGATCAGAACTCCCCGGTCGGTTTGTTGCGCTATGGTGTCGGCGTAAAACAACGCGCGCGCGCATATTTCGCGCATATACTCTGTCATCACACATGTTTTTCCTTGCGCGCGCAGGTAATCCATACTTTCTGGGTCGAGGATTTCCTTGTTCCACGAGATACGCGCGTTTTCTACCTTCTCCATCTTGGCGAAGTTGTATTGCTCGTGTTCGTCATATGGGCCGTATGCTTCGAACTGCCCACAAATTCGCCTGTCTGTGTACTTGTGTAAGTCGGTTCGCACGATAACTTTTGCTACCGTTTGAAACTCCTCTATTACGATGTCGCGAATATTGTCGGCGACGCCTACCGGTATAGTTTCTGATATCGCACGATATTCGGGAGAAACTTTTTCGAACTCTTTCCACCACTCCGGTGTGATTTCGTTCAACGACATCGCCGGTAGTTCGTCGTTTGTTGCCGTACCCGCTGCCGCTACCACAGTTGCCTGCGGTTCTGCGTTAGAGTTAGACATTTGGTCTTGCTCCCAAGGAATCGCGTCATTTGTTTCAACACGGTTTCGAATCTCTGTCAGCGCTGTTTCGTCCGTGAAGATTTCGGCACGTTGTGCGACACGTTGGTCGTCAAATAGCAACTGTTGAACGTCGTCCGATTCTTTGTCGATTTCTTCCGGCAGCAAATTAAAAGCCTGCAGGGCGCGAACAACATTGTCGTTTTTTGCCGCGTCTTTCGGCCCGCTACAGTTATCTCGAAACCAGAGTTCGCAGCGCGTTGTCAGGCGAAAAAGACTTGGCCGGTCGGAGCGGCGCAATTGATCGCTATCGGGGTCGAATTCGCTCACGCCAACAATTACGTCATTGGCGGTTAAAGCCTGCAACGCAGCGCGAATGAATCCGCGGCTGTTGCGCTTTTGTTTTTCCTTCTTGGCGTTAAACAGACGAAAAACAGTCTGTTCAATTGCGCCCAGTGTGCACAAATACTTGCGCGACGTTTTTGTCTGATTGAGCGTCGCCTGAATAATTGCGGTTAAAACGGCAACAGTGTAATTTTTGACCGTGCGGTTCAAGGAGATTTCCTTTCTTGTGTGGGCCAGAAATACGGCAAATCAACCGGCTCTTGCCAGCCGAATTGCCTGTAATGCTGAAAGTCTTTTCGCAACAAATTGCTGCGGTGACTTGCGTGGAGTAACCGCAGTCGAAACCACGGCGGATACGCGTTGTGCGTTATTGTCGGCCGTAGTTTGTCATACGCGGCGAAGAACTCAGTTTCGAGGTTGTCTCGAAAGCCTCGTCGCCGCCATTCGCGGCACACCACAATGGCGTATACCAGAAGCGCCACTTCGTGTCCAGCCCACATCAAAACGGCCGGATGGTGACGCCAATTCGAGTTGTTGGGCTCGTGATTTCCGATTGGAATTCCGAGACACAGCAAAATTTGTTTGCACTCGACGCGTTGTTTTCCGAGTCGTTTGTTGTCTAAACAGCGCGCCGATTTGCGAAAACTGGCAATCGGTAAAAAAGTCTGCATCGGCGCTAAAGAACGGTTATTCCTCTAAATCAGCCTCGCCGTCGAAATCGTGGTCGTATGACGGCTCGTCTGTTTCGTCGTCGTCAAAATCGTCGCCATCGTCGTCCCATGTTCCAGAACGCGATTCGTATTCTTCGTCTTCGTCGTCGTCAATCGGTTCAAATTCGTCATCGTCGTCGTCTTCGTCTACGTACCAATTAATACGCGGTGGTTTATCAAAATCAAAATCATCGTCGTCATCGTCGCCAACAAATTGCCATTCTTCTTCGACGAAATCGTCATCGTCGATGTCGTCAAAGTTGTCGGCGCTGATGTACGAAGATGGTGTGCTCATTATCCGACTTCTTTTACGGCATCGATTTCCGATGTAAAAAACGGTTCGGCCCATGCGGCGGAAAGCAATATGCCCGGAGAGTTGTGGATGATTTTTTCGCCTAAATATCCACCATTGTGTTGCAGTAATGTCAGCAGGCTGAACCAATTTGGCGGTAAATAGCAGCGATTGAAAAAATACTGATCGACGACTTTTTTGCTGATCCAATATTCGGTTTTTTGTTTCAGTAGGTAGTTTTGTGTCTGTCGTCGCGTACGCGGTTGCGGCAAAAGCGAAATTTCGTCGTTTAATACAGCCGCGCCAATAACGCGCATGACTGCATCGTGAGCACGATCGGCGCTTACGAGTTTTGTTTTTGCGTGTTCAAGGTTAAATGTCTTGCCATAAATATTGTGAGCCCATTCGTGTATATTTTCAAGTACTGCCAATACAAAATCTTTTTTGTTGACGAACGCGCGGTGCCGGCTGGCGAGCACGTGTTGAATGTAGGCCGGCAGCGCGTATTTTAACACGCAAGGATTGGTTTTAAACTGCCCGCCGCGCAACAACGTCCAGCCGTAACTTAGCGCGGACGCTGCTCCGGTCGGCGACATTTTGACCATAATTGGCAGGTTGTGGCATTTTGGGGCGACACTGCAAAAGTAATCGTTATTGAAAACGTTGAAAATACCGACAGGCCACGCATCTTCGGCTGTAACCTTGCGAATAAAGTTTGCCGGATATCGGCGCGACACGTCGGTATTTTGCTCGACGCGACAGGCCAACGTTTCGGCAACTGTCATGGCGGCGTCGAAACTGTTGTTTTCAACGGCAATTGACTTGAACTCTTTGTTGAAAATTGGCGCCAGTAAATTTGCCGCCGTGGCTGCAAATGTCGCCCACATAAATGCGTGGTCTGGAGATGGCGTCAGCAGGTCGTAGATAGCCGGCGGAGCAATTGCCGCCAGTGGCGGCAGCGTGTTTTGGATTTTGTGGTTGGGCCAGAAAATTGAGTCTTGCACAACGCCGTTCGCCGTAAGTTCGTACTCACCAAATTTGAACGTGTTGGCAGTTGCGTCCCAGCCGCGCTGCGTAGACACGTGCACAATTTCGGGCGTGTGAAGTTGTTGCGCGATAACGTGGGCTCTGTGATTCCACGATTTGTTAAATATGACGAGGCGTCCGCGTTTCGCAAGTTCGTTCGCAATGTGCGTAAGCAGTCCAATGTTTTCAATGGTACTTACGGGTGCTGTAAAATCGTATTCCTCGCCTTTGAAGAACACCTTGCCGACGTAAAGCCGTTCGCCGTTTTCTTTTTGCAGTATTTTCAAGATTATCGGCTGGGCGTTACAGACCTGCGCGCCACCCTTTGCCCACCAACTCTGCTCGCGTTCGGTAATTGCCCACCGGCGCGTTGTGATGATGCGCGTGGGAATTAATGGCGCGAGTCTTACTTCGAGCAGCGCGCGTTCGACCGTCTCGGGCGAAAATGGATGCGGATTTTTCTTGAAGAACAACGCCAGTTTTTCGACAGGAATTGTCAGGCTGCTGATAAACGACTGCGCGGTCATGTCGTCAATATTACTCAGCGCTACGCGCAGCGCCGACTGCCACGTTTGTGCTTTTTTACGTGCGGCCTTAATTTGATTGATGACTGGCGGTGTGTAATTATAGCCGCCGGGAGATTCGCCAACGCGCAGCACGGTAACGTAGCCTTTGGCGTTTGCGGCACGACTGATCAATGCAGGCGTTAATGCGTTGCCGACAAAGACACGATCGGCCTGTGGAAATGAACGCCACGTACCGCCGTAACTTTCGGCGTCCGTGCTGTTATAGGCGACCATAATTGGCAAAAATCGCTGGCCACGAAAGAGTTGTGCGCACTGGACTTTGAGCGCCCAGAGTAAATCATGCACGATGATCTGTGTTTTCTTAAACGCCTCGGCCGGTGAAAAAACGACCTGCGGCAGTAAAAAGTAGCCAGCCTCGGCCTTTCGGCGCGAATTTTCCGGCGACAAAAACGTATACTGACTCGCGCCGTCTTCGGTGTATTGCAGCAGTAAAAAACCGGCAATTTTGTGCGGCAGAGTGTGGAACGGAAAAACGATGAATTCGCCGTTTCGTCTAGCGCGGGTTGGCGGAATGCGGCCAAACAGGCGATACATCTCGGCGACTTTGGTGTAGGTGCTCACGCCAAGAAAATCGATTTGGTCGGCGATCTCGTTACGCACGCCAAGTTTCAGTAATTTTTTTGTCAGTACAGGATCGCCGTGCGTCCACAAACGGCCGTGTGCTTCCGCAAAAAAGTCTTCTGTAGCGCGAATTCTTGGCGCAACTTTGGCGTAATCTTCGGCAATTGTCGCAAAATTGCCCGGAGAAATGACGTCTGCTTGGCTGAATTTTTCGAGCGTATTTGGTACACTAATGTTCCAGAGTTGTGATCCGAAAGTTATGATATCTCCGTGCCGTTTGCAGTTTTGACACGAAAGCCAGATATTCTCGGTCTGCAGGTCGTCAAACAAATACAGTGCGTTTTGCTCACAAAACGGGCACTGAATTACGGCGGGAAATATTGTATTTTCAGACAGTAACCCCAAAGTCGACAACGCCTGAAAATGGTTGTGTCGGCGCACTACGCAGGTAGGAAAAATCATGACCAACACTCCGCTTGACCACACCCAAGACGTCAGTGACCGCGAAACGCACCGGTTGACGACATTATTTCCTCGTCCAGAATTTGTAAAGTCAGCCTCGCGCGAACGGACGCACGGCGACGATACGTTACCGCGGCACGTGTATGCCGACGCCCACAATAAACTTTACCCCTGTCATTCAGCGGCTGCAACTTGGTTGTCCGCATTATTTTTTACGGACAAACGCGCGAATTTTGATGAAAAAACAGCCGCCGCTATCCATGACCGTATTCTAGCCGCTGCTGAGTATTTTGGCATCTTTGACACGATTGTGGATTTGCAGGAAAAAGTCGCCGCAGCCGGCCAGACGGACATGGAAAAATTGTCCGACGACTACTTCGCCATTGTCTGGGAGAGCGAATTGGGGCAAAAAGAACGGATGTGGCCGTTGCGCAATGCGACGGAGGTTAAGTTTGCAGCGCAGCATTTTGCGACATATCGCGACGATTTTTGCTACGACGATCGGCGCTGCATTGCCGAAAAAATCCTTGTCAAATCGGCAGCGTACGGCGCCGATGTTTCAGACCACGTCGACATGTTAAACGTGACGGCGGCGCACGGTCTGTGCGCATTAAAGGTCGCGACAGATATGCTTCGCAAACGCGCGACGCTGGTGTGGCGCAAAAACAAAACTGCTGCGACTGAGTTGTTTAATTTAGCGGACGCTATGGACAAGAATCCCGAGAATGCGAAAGCGCACACGACGCGTGTAAAACTGGCCGCGGCTGTCGACGAATTCGATCGCGTCAATCATCTGAATCGCTTGTATTCTGAAGCGGGCGGACTGCAGCGGCCCGAAGAGGTATTATTCGCAATTACCGAAAAGACAGCCGCGGACTTCATGGCCGAGAATGTCGAGACAACGACTGGCAACGTGTACGCGCTGGCCGATGTTGAAAAATTGGCTGTCGACGACGTGCGGAACTGGCTGGGCGACGACTTCGCTGATGCGGTAACCGCCGGCGGACTTCTGCTCGATCGAGAAAAGTTGGCCGCAATCGTTCCGACGTTAGATCGCGGAATGGCGGCAATGTTCGATCGGTTAATGCAGGAAAAAAAGGTAGCCGCGGTAGTTCAGACAAAAGAGGCTGAGTCACTGCTTCCTTTGACAACATTGTTTTCGTTAGCCGCACAAAAATCGTGACGGCCACTTGAAATCGCTTTTTTCTCTGATACAATCCGCGAAAATCGCCGTGTCGGCGATATCCTCGCGAGAAATGTCATGTCAGACACCAAAAAGCAGTGGCGCGTGTTTAATTTTGGCGTGATGGTTTTTGTATTTGCGTTGTTTTGTCAGATTATCGTGGCGCAGTATATCGAATCGCAGAGTCTGCGCCGTGAATTGCGTATTGCTGAGCGCGCTTTAAACATTGAAGCCGCTCAGGTAGCCGATTTGACTTATCAGTTGCAACAGTCGCGCATCGATCAATCTGCCGAAGCCACTCAGAATTTTGTAAGCGGTGTTATATCGGCAGTGGACGAGCGCGACAGGTACAACGAAATCTGGCATGCGGGATACGACCGCGGGGTTGCTGTACAGCAGTACGTCAACTCGCTAGACACAACCGAGCAAAGTATTTACACGCAGAAAAACGACAAAGACAAAAAATAAGTCGTCTGTCGTTACTGCTGCGCAGCACACCCGCCGGGCCTCTCTACGATGCTCACTTCGGCGGGTTTTTTATTTTCGTCAATAAGCACGCGTGTCGTCGTTTCTGTCTGCGCCGGTTCGTCGAGCGCGACGGGGTCAATATTTTGCGAAGATAAACCCGCGGTATTCGCTGTTGGGTTGAGTTCTTCGCTCTGGCACGCCTCTAAATATTTGCGCCATTCTTCGTAGGCTTCGGCGTCATAATACGATGGCCAGTACGGGTCTTCGGGTAGGCGGTCATTCCACCCCATTTTTTCCTCTACGTGTTTGCGGCATTTTCTAGCGTTTGAATCACTGTTTCAACTTTTCCGTTTTCAAGTCGCAGCGCGCTTAATTGCGCGGCCAACAGTCGTGTTTTAAGTCGAATCGATTGTTCGATGTCTACGCGTTTGCCGTCTTCCACTTTGTAAATTGCGCTGAACATTTCTGGGTCGTCGGAAAATTCCTCAATCGACGGCCGCACTTTTGACATGCGCAACGCAATCCGCAGGATATCAGGCGGATTGATCAGCCCTTCGCGGTCCAACACGGCCCCGATATAGGCGCGTATTTCGTCTGTAAATGGCTCTGGATCGTCTTCGTCGGGCGGGTAGAGCAACATTGCTTCTGTGACACCCCACGCCACTTCTTCGGCGTCTGCCGGGTCCCACATTTCGGGATTGTATTCGTCGCCGCCAAGCACGTTGCAGAAGTTAATGAAGTCCGGCAGACTTTTGAAAAACCGATCGGTCGTCAAAATCTGCCCCGCCACGATAAGGCGGTCCAGCGACAATTGCGGCAGATCGCACTTGAATTCCTCTTCGACTTCAAGCGTGATTGTGCTCGGGTCCCAGTCCAGCGCTTCAGGGCCGAAACGATCAAGAAATAGTGTCAGCAGGACTGTCGCAAATGTCTCCCGACTCTGCCACGCTTCCCGCATTAGTGTTTTTGACATTGGCGCCGCTCCTGTTTCGAATCTTGATCATTCCGCGCTCGTACAACTCTGATAAATTATACCCGATCGCTTCAATCGCCGGACGTGGCAGGACATCGACAATGTCGCCGGTTTCGAGCGAAATAAAGTCATCGCGGCCGGTCCATGTGACGTAGGCGTTGTCGAAAAACACGACTTGCAAGAACTCGTGATCGGGCAAGGATTTTCGCAATTCGCGAATCACGAAAAAGCGCTGGTCAGCGTTTAGAAACGTCAGGTTCTCCAGCAGATCGGCGACGAACAAATAAAACACAGTTTGCCGGGGTAATACAACATTTTCCGGATAGTCGGTTTGCAGCACATCAGTAAAGATTCGGCGAATTTGTAACTTGCTAAGCCCCAGAATTTGTATTACCATGTCGCGGGTTGGATTTTCTTCATTTTGCGCGGAGGTAATTACTATGGTGTCCATTCTTGATGATCTCTCTGTCGTGTCGCCGTCTCGGGCTGAATTTGTGGTCGAAGCGAAAACGATCGCCGAACTTATGGATTCTACGTCTGCGAACTTGGTTGTCCAGAAGGCTGCGGAATTTGGGCTCAATCGCCCCGGCGTGTCCAATGCCGGCGGGCCGTATCCGGTCGACGACGCGGGCAAAACCGACGACGATCTGCTGCTCGGCAAGCGCGGACCGATCTCCGGTTATCGGCGCGACTTTGTCGTGCTGGCCTCGATCTGATCGCCGTAGTCGTCCTCGAAACCGAACGTTTCGATATGCGCTAAACGAGCAGCGTAGAACTGCGCGACCATTTTGGAAATCGCATCAAACTGCGCTTCGATTTCTGGCAGAACAGTCTCTGTGAAGACTCGCTGAATTGCGCGCTGCAGGCGCGCGAGCGATTCGGGCGAGTATTTTTCGGCGCTGGCTTTTTCGGCCGCTTTACGAATCGCCGGGGAGTGGTCAAATTGGCGCTGTAAATAGCCCGGCTCGATAAACGCCATGTCGTGACCGTAGGCTTGCATTTCTTCCAGCGATATCTGCGGTTGAAAAATACTGCGCCCCGGCCAGACGTCATTTTTCGGCGAGTCCGCCGCTGGATATCGTAATTTTTTAAGTTCCCAGCCGAAGGCGGCCGCGTCGTCATTCGGCTCGGGCATAACGTACGGCGGCTTTTTCGTCGGCGTCTTTACGTCGAGTTTTGTTTTTGATTTGCGTTTTGCCATTGGATATCTAAGGAAAAGGGGAACGCGATCCGCGACTATACAACCAGAAATAACACCTTGGGCGGTGCGTATTTCGGCTGTATAGCCGCGGATCACATGTCCTTAAAAAGTTGCCTGTTACAGCGATGCTGTGCAGGCGAAGTACGCGTCGCGCTGGGCGCGCGGTTCGCCGCCGTAGTCAGGGCGGTTGGCGAACCCGAACTCGTCGTCGCCAGCCTCGGCGTCGTCGCCGCGCTGACAGGCCGCCGCGTATTCGTGGAATCTATCCGCGAACGTGCCGCGGAGCCCCGGAGGCACTGCCGCCAATACGGCGGCCTTGAGGAAAGCCACTCGTTCCCAGTATGAATCTGGGAACTTTTCAGCCGCCTTAGCGGCTTTGTCTTCCATCACGCGCTCGATCAGCGCGATCGCCGACGCCGGCACCACGCATGACGCCGTGGCGCGATTTACTCGCGCCACAATTTTGCGCCGAGTGTACTCGGCGTGCAGAGACAGGGCCATTTCGGCCTCCTTCTTAGACTTAGAGTTCGCCCCGCGCTGATACCGTATCAGACGAGGCAGTTAATATGCCGCAATTTTGCGGAATATTTAGCACTCTAGAAGGTCAGTTGCACGACCTGACCGCCAGCATTGGCGTAGACGACGCGAATCTGTTCGGCGTCAAAAAGTTTTTTAAGCAGTGCGCGTTTTTCAGCGCTGAGTGCCGCCAGACACGATTTAATTCGCGCCATTTCTGCGCGGCGGCGTTCTTTCTTTTTTTGCGCGCAACTGCCGCACGAACCAACCGGTGTTTTGAAAATGTCTTTTTTGCCGAACAGACAAGGAATCGTTTCGCTAAACGTCGGGTCGTTTAACATAGACAAAATCGTACTGTCTTCAAGTACAACAAGTTTAGCCATTACTCGTCTTCATCTTCAGGCGGCGTACCGATCCAAATTGCGCCGCCGGGCAGCAGCGTGTCGGTTAAATCCAACGTTGATTTCAGTCGGCGCACGTCCTCAATAATTTCGTCAATAAACGCCTGTGTCTCTTCGCGAGAACGCAGCATGACGTCAACGTAATCTAAACGAAACCACGCCGGACGACTTCCCGGAATGGGCGTATCTTCAGGATATTCTTCAATGTCGACCGGCGAGCAAATGTGGTCAAACTGGCCGACTTTTTCATCCGTGCCGGGTTTGAGCGGCAAAAGTTGATACGCAAAGATTTTTGTCGTCATTAAGTTCGCCGCGTCAGCCTCGACGCGCACACGAATACCGTCGGTACTGTGAAAGTTGTATCGGCTCACAGTCCACGTCAGGTGGATATTTCGTTCGCTGTCGCTCATGTCGTAAACACGTATTTGTGGAGATCAGCGTCGGAGCCGCCTTTGCGAAAATACACCGTGAGTTCAATACGCTCGTTGTCTCGCTGCGTTTGATTCGTCGCGTAATAAATAAAAGCCCGCAAGGCTTCGACGTTGGTTTCTTTGAGTTCTTCCAGTTTTGCGAGCGTTTTTTCGAAGCACTCAAAAAGTAATGCCGGATTTGCGCGGCAGCCGCAGCCTTTGGCGGCCACGTCGTCGCGATATTTTTTGAGGCAACTGTCGACGTCTTCCTTGCACGGCTCTAACGTCGGGTTTTTTTCAAATACATCGGATTTCGACAATGTTTGCAGTAGATTATCTCGGCTGAATGAAATGTGCCGTGTGTGCACGTGCGCGCTCATAGTCGCCTCCTTGCTGCTGTTAATTTTGTGTCGGCTGGATGAATTTGTCAATGTACATCAGTTAATAGCCGCTTGAATTGCGGCGCGTAACGCGGCATTCGTGTTAATCGCGGCGATCAGTTCTTGAATAAGTTCGGGCGTCAGTACGCTCGGCCCCGGCGGCCCTATCGGCCCTGTCGCGCCAGCGGGTCCGGTTGCGCCCTGTGGCCCCGGCGACCCCGGCGGCCCGCACGGGCCAACTGGACCGGTCGGCCCAGATGGGCCAGCAGGTCCGCTAACGCCGCGCAAACCGCTCGGGCCAATTGGACCGGCCGGGCCTTGGGGTCCCGTTTGTCCACGCGGGCCGGGTTCTCCAATCGGTCCAATTGGTCCGGCTGGCCCAGCCGGACCCACCGATCCTTGCGGCCCCTGTGGCCCTATGGCGCCCGTATTGCCCGTAAGCCCTCGTGGGCCTACCGGGCCGGCGACGCCGGATGGGCCCGTAAAACCGCGTTCTCCGCGTTGTCCTGCCGGGCCGGTGGCGCCGGTCGCGCCAATTGGGCCTGTTGAGCCGGTGGCGCCAGCAACACCAGTCGGGCCAATTGGACCCCGAGGGCCCTCGATACCGCGTAGTCCGGAAGGTCCTGCGGGGCCTGTCAAACCGGTGGCGCCTGTAATGCCGATCGGCCCAGTTGAGCCAGACAGGCCGACCACGCCGCGTGGTCCTGTGGCGCCCTGTAAACCAGTAGCCCCGGTGACGCCTCGCGGGCCTATAATTCCTGTTGCGCCAGACGGGCCTATTAATCCTGTTGCACCAGCAACACCGGTCGGGCCGGTTAAACCTGTAATACCTCTTGGCCCTATTGGCCCTGTAGCGCCGGTAATACCAGTGGGTCCGACGGCGCCTGTTGCACCAGCCGGGCCTATTAATCCTGTTGCACCGGCAACACCAGTCGGACCGATTGGACCTATAATTCCACGCGGGCCAGATAATCCTATAACTCCGGTGGCGCCAGTTTGTCCAATTGGTCCTGTCGGGCCCTCGACGCCGCGAAGTCCGGTAAGTCCAATTGGCCCGGTAGGTCCTGTGGCTCCGATTACACCAGTCGCGCCAGACGGCCCCGTTGGCCCCGACGGCCCGGAAGGACCCGAAGGTCCGGTCGGACCGCTAGCGCCGACACCGGTGGGGCCTACTAATCCGCGCGGGCCGGTCGGGCCAGATGGGCCTGTTGGGCCGACCGGTAAATCAAAGTCAAGAATAATGTCGCCGTTGGCGCCGCTGTTTGTAACGGCTGCGGTGAATTTGGTATTGACCGACACATTACCGACAGTGAATGTCGGCGCGCGGGGTAAATCAAACGTCAACAGCGCGTCGCCGTTGCCGTCGATATCGCTGGTGACGAGTGGCGGCTGATCTGGATCGAGCGGATTGACGCCGGCGACCGAAACTGTGGGCGCGCGTTGCAGTTTGAAATTCAACAGCACATCGCCGCATTCGTCGTTTTCTACTTCTACGTTCGGCTCTTGAATCGGCGGAACCGTTTCGACGTTGTTGATCGATAACGTCGGAACTCTGGGCATGTCGAGATTAATGATGTAGTCGCCGTTGTCGTCCTCTAACGACACGGTCATTTTGCTGTTGGGGCAGCCCGCAGTTACGCTGCCGGCTTTAAACATGGACGCGCGCGGAAGTCCAAACAAAAGCACGTTATCGCACGTGCTTGTAAGGCCGAGAAGAACTCCCGGATTATTGTTTGGCGGAAGCGTCGTAACAGGGCCGAGGCTGAATTTGGTAGCGCGCGGCAATTTAAAATTGAGGCTTACGTCGCCGTTGGTTTTAGTTGCCGTTACAGCCGGTGTCACGCACGGCGTAACTTCTGTGACGGTGCCGACCGTCACGTTCGGCGCGCGCGGCAATTCAAAATCGAGCAGTAGGTCGCCGGCGACGTTATTACCGAAGACGCGCGGATTTTGATCCGGATTGAGTGTGATGACGCTGCTTACGGCAACTTGCGGCGCACGCGGAATACCAAATTGCAGATATAAGTCGCAATCCTGATAGCCCGCTATAACCTGCGGCGACATACTGGGCGCCAAAGGCACTGTGCCCTGCAAAAATACGCGCGAGGCTTTTGGTATGCCGAAGTTTAAAATGCGATCAGATTTTGTGCCGGCAAGTTTTACGGTCGGACTTTCGCAGGCTGACAGTGCGTTTACGGCGCCGATCGTAACGTTTGGAAACGGCCCGGTTGCGCCTGTCGCGCCTGTGGGGCCGGATGGACCACTTGGGCCAGATGGCCCAGACGGACCAGATGGACCACTCGGACCAGATGGACCACTCGGACCAGATGGACCTTCTGGCCCAGATGGCCCTGTTTCGCCTCTCGGTCCGGTAACGCAATTGCCGCCGCCGCCTCCGCTCCCGCCGCCACCACCTTCGGGACAGGAGACTGTATTAAAGTCTAGATTGAGGTTGATTTTCGAGCCGGCGAATGTTTTAACGATCTCAATTCGACCCGTACCGATGCCTTCTGGTGTAATGTTGACATCGCCGCCGCGTAAACACCAGAACTCTAATTCGAGATCGTGATACAGTTGCGGAAGTCTGCCCGGAGCGCCGCCGGGCGCGCCCTGCGGCTCGATTTTAATTGTGCCCGATTTCAGCGGCTGGTACGAATCGCCGAAAGAGCAGAACTCTTCTCCCGGCCCAGTTATTTTTACTTCGCCGGCTTTATGTTCGGCGACGGGCAGTGAGAGGTAGATGTCAGACTTGAATTCGTACTCGCAACTACAGTCGCCGCCGCCGACAATTCCAATACCCGGCTGATATGTACCTTCGCATTCCTTTTTGGTAATCGTGAATTCGAATTTACTGCCTTGTCCCGGATACTTATCGCAGTAGCCGCCATAACCCGGAATGTAATAGCATTCTTCAAATTCCGACTCTTCTGAGTAGGTTAACTTCGGCTCGCAATACGGCCACTCGATATAGAAGTCAAGGTAAACGAAACTGTACTCGCCTTCAACGCAATCGATGCGCGGCGTGACTTCGAATACTGGGTCTTGATTCGGCGAGACTTTTTCAATGGTGATCTCGCCCTGATAGATTTTGGTGCAGGGCGGTTTTGGAATCTTGATCGCCAAATCGATGTCGACATTAAATTCGCAATTGGGCGGTTGATTCGAGCCTTTGTTCTCCTGATGGTTAGGTTCGATTTTTAGTTCGAGTTTGTTTTGCGGCTCTTCGTATCCGACGCTCAATTGTTGTTGGCGCACATTAATTTTTGTACACGGAATGCGCGGAATGGGAATATCGATTTGCAGATCGAAATCAAACTGACACGTGTCGGCCGTTTCGCAGCCGAATTGTGGAATCGGTCGCGGTATGATGCCGAAACGATTGTTGCCGCCAAATGGTGTGCTGGAATCCGAGAAACGGCTTTGAATCTTATTCGACCCCAACGGCTGCAATATAGGGCACGGCGGTTTTGGAATCTCAATGGCGAGTTCCAGTTCGAATTCCCATTTGCACTCTTCTTCGTTGATGCGCTTGCATTCGGTTGACGGCGTGGATTGTGCGCGGGAGATTAAAAACTTGTTTTGTTTGCCGACGACGCACGGCGAATTTCTGTATCCGACGTTGACGCTGAAATTTTTCTGCTCCAGCACAACACATGGCGGTCGCGGAATCGGTACGACAATTTCGAGGTCGACGTTCCATACGCACGGCTCTAATTCCTCTGACGACGTGCTGCTTCCGCCGCCGCCGCTTGTCTGCGTAATGACAAATTTCGACGACTTGTTGATGACTTCAGGGCAGTTTTCGTAACCGACGTAGACGAACTGGCCCTGCGACTGTCGATTGATCGTCACGCACGGCGGTCGCGGCACCGGCACCACCAGCGTCAGATCGAATTCCCATTCACACGAGTCGGGTTTGGTGCACGTACCCGGAATTGTTGGTTTTCGGGTGATAAGAAACTTGGACGTCTTGTTCGACAATGATGGCGCGCCTTCATACGCCACGTGCACAAAGTTAAACGGTGAACTTTTACGCGTGATGCTGACGCACGGTGGTTTCGGAATGGGTACGACAAGTGTTAAATCAATTTCCCATTCGCAAGTTTCGAGTTCTTCGCAGTCGCCGGATTTTTCGCTCGGCACTTTGCGTATATTAAACGCGGAACGTCGACCGGCAACGGTCGGACAGCCCTCGTAGCCGACTGTAATTAGCGGATCAGTCGTCGTTTTCTTTTTGATGTTGACGCAGGGCGGCCGTGGAATGGGCACCGGAATACAGAGGTCGATTTCCCACTCACAGGTTTGAATCTCTTTGCAGCCGTCTTGTTTCGTCGACTCTTTACGAGTAATTTCAAAAACTGGTTCGGGACACGGTGTGCAAAGCGAGTCACCACCGCCGGGTGCATTTTCGTAGAACACCTGCACCAGTGGTCGATCTGGGTTTTTGCGTGTGATGCTGACGCACGGCGGACGTGGAATAGGCACTGGAATGCAAAGGTCGATTTCCCACTCACAGGTTTGAATTTCTTTGCAGCCATCTTCTGTCGTCGATTCTTTTCGCGTGATCGTAAAGATTGGCTCGGGGCAAGGCGCGCAAGACCCGGTTTCGTTGTCCACTAAGGTGTCTTCATAAAAGACCTCGACGAGCGGACGGTCTGAGTTCTTGCGCGTGATATTGACGCATGGAGGCCGCGGAATGGGTACGGGAATACAGAGGTCGATTTCCCATTCGCAGGTTTGAATCTCTTTGCAGCCGTCCTGCGTGGTCGACTCTTTTCGGGTAATCGTAAAGATTGGCTCGGGGCAGGGTGTACAACCTTCATTGTTTTCGTCGGTGTCTTCGTAGAAGACCTCAACTAGCGGTCGGTCAGGATTCTTGCGTGTGATGTTCACACACGGAGGCCGTGGAATGGGTACCGGAATGCAGAGGTCAATTTCCCATTCGCAGGTCTGAATCTCTTTGCAGCCGTCCTGCGTTATTGATTCTTTTTGTGTGATTGTAAAGATCGGCTCCGGACAGGGAGCGCAAAACCCGGTTTCGTTGTCCACTAGGGTGTCTTCGTAAAAGACTTCAACCAGCGGTCGGTCAGGATTTTTACGTGTAATATTGACGCACGGAGGCCGTGGAATGGGTACCGGAATGCAGAGGTCGATTTCCCACTCACAGGTCTGAATCTCTTTGCAGCCATCTTGAACCGTCGACTCTTTTTGCGTGATCGTAAAAACAGGTTCTGGACAGGGTGTACAACTTTCATTGTTTCCGTCGGTGTTTTCGTAAAACACCTCTACCAATGGCCTGTCTGAGTTTTTGCGTGTGATGTTCACACACGGCGGCCGTGGAATAGGCACTGGAATGCAAAGGTCGATTTCCCACTCACAGGTTTGAATTTCTTTGCAGCCATCTTCTGTCGTCGATTCTTTTCGCGTGATCGTAAAAATCGGCTCTGGACAGGGCGTGCAATTTTCGTCGTCACCGCCGGTGTAAAAGACCTCTACCAATGGCCTGTCTGAGTTTTTGCGTGTGATGTTCACACACGGTGGCCGTGGAATAGGTACTGGAATGCAGAGATCGATTTCCCACTCACAGGTTTGAATTTCTTTGCAGCCATCTTGAACCGTCGACTCTTTTTGCGTGATCGTAAAAATCGGTTCGGGGCAGGGTGTACAACCTTCATTGTTTTCGTCGGTGTCTTCGTAGAAGACCTCAACGAGCGGTCGGTCAGGATTTTTACGTGTAATATTG